TGCTTTTAGATATAAGCAAAGGGGAGTTAATTGAAGAAGTTGATGGAAACCCCACAAAAGAATATTTAGATGCCAAGGTAGCTATAGCTAAGAAGAAGCAAGAAATACGAGCTAACAACGAAACCATCCAAGGCTTAAATATAATGGCCAGAGAAGAAGCGTTCAAAAAAGCTGCAGCTCCATTAGAGGTTGACGAAGCTATTGAAGATGTAGAAGCTGCCAAGGAAGGAGATATAGTTACTCAACAAATAGAAAAAGAGGAAGATTTATCTGAAGCTGCCAAGGAAAAAACGGTGCCCGAAGCGAAGTACCCTATGGAGGAGAAGGGTAAATGGTGGGGAGATGAGGACTACAAATCAAGAGGTGGAGTTATGACCGAAATGACTCCAGATGAATTTCTATCCAAAGCAAAGCCCTTGGAAATGGATGAAGAAACGAGGGAAAATGTTGATGACATAAAAAGACACATTGAAGAAGGTAGAAAATTAGACCCTCTGGCCTTGTACGGAGATGACGTAACAGATGTAAAAGATTCAGATGGCAGACATAGGGCGATAGCGGCAAAAGAGCTAGGGATGAAAGTGGTGCCAGTATTAGACTTTACTTCTAAAAAAGAAAAATCGGAAAAACCGATTAAACAAAAAAAAGAGAAAAAGGCAACCAAAGAGTCTCGAATGCCTATAGAAGATACATCTTTGGAAGATGCTGGATTAGCAGATGCAGAAGCCACAAACGAAGTAGCCACAAACGAAGATGCTCAAGCAGACAGAGACAGAGGGTATCGTGTAGTGGATGGCAAAAAAGTAGTTAGACAAGATCCCATTACCAATAAAGTTGTAGGCAGAAAAGCTAAGGTGCTGTTTGGAAGAAACGCTAGAACAGCAAAAGGTATTACCGTAGATGCAGAGTACACTATTGTTGAGGCCAGCGAATTTCAGCCATCTCATAAGACTGGGACAAAAAATCAAAAGTTCTTCATAGACGAAGCGCAGCCGAGAGATCGATCTAAGCCTCCATACAATAAACAGGACGAAATAAAAGGTGCCAATCTAAATCCATTTGAATTTGGAATGTCACCCAACGCCTTCTTTGGTGCTCCAGTAACAAATGAACGTGGGGAGATTATTCAAGGAAACGGAAGAGGAGGAGGGCTGCAATGGTATTATAGGCACAGGCCAAACGACAGAGCATATCAAGAGTGGCTATTGGACAACGCTGATAGCTTTGGTATTGATGTAAAGGCATTAGCTAAAATGAAGCAGCCTGTGCTGGTCCGTATGGTCAAAGCAGAGGATGCGGAAGCCATTAGACTTGGAAATATGAAATCCGAGGAACTGGAAGATGTTACAAGAAAGGGTGAAACAGAGGCAGCAGCACTTAGAGTAATACCCACTCAACAGAAAGCAGCACTTGCTGAAATAATATTAGAAAAATCTAAGCCTACCGATACTATAAATGAAGCAGCAAGAGCTGGTGGGAGGCAAGTGTTGGATTATATGATTAAAATTAAAATGCTGAGGAGTGCGAAGCTCGATCAGTATTTGACAAAAAGAGGTGCCGTAAATGCCGATGGCGTAGCTTTGATACAAAAAACCCTCAAAGCAATGCTCTTTCAAGGAACAACCAACGAGGATTTTGCATCAATGGATGATGTGCATGGCAACATTAGGGCTGGCATTGAACGAGCTATGATTGGATTGCTGACTATTGAGAACGATAGAGTTTTGAACCAAGAAATATCTAACATAGTAGACGTTTTAGGAGATTTCTATTCGTTCAAGAAAAAGAACCCAAAATCATCGCTTGATAATTGGCTAAGTCAAGGCCAACTAGGAGGTGGATCTGCTAGGGATAGACTGAGTGCAAACGAGCAAGCGATAGCGGAATTTTTAACTTCTGGAGGAGAACTTGGTAAGGTTCCGACTTCTAAGCAAATAGCGGCCAAGCTACAGCAGTATGTGGCTGACACTAAGGCTTCTAAAGAAACTCTATTTGAGCCAGCCAAGGAAGGGCTTACTAAGAGAGAGGCCATTAAAAGGATATTCCCAAGTAAAGTATTTGATAAGCCAGAAGGTTCTAAGGCAACTAATACTAAAGGACTGTACAATATCTACAGGGACTTATTTGGCCTTAGCAGGGTTAAAGCTTTGGGTGCTGCTATTGTAACAGACGCATCTATAAAGCAGATGGCTAAACGTGCAGGTATTTCTAAAAAAGAAATGTATGCCAAAATAGAATTTAGAAAAGGTGACGCAAGGACTGTAAAGGAATTAAAGGAAGGCAAAAAAGCACTATTCCAAGGAAAAGATGGAGCTAAGAATTTTAAAAAATGGAAGGGTAATGCAAAAGCATTAGACCCTCAAGATGCAAAAACAGGGCAACCTGTAGTTATGGAGCTAAATCATGGGACCACTAATATGTTCTATGAGTTTGATGCTTCAGTGAAGGGTAATATAGAAGCTCACTTAGGGAAAGTGAATTACTTTACTAATTCAAATCAAGATGCAGAAAATAATTATGGAAGTGAAGGCCCAGATATTACTTCAAGAATAGAGCAAGAGGCAGAACAAATCGAAAGATTCATAGAAGATTTTGAAGATAGCGAGGGTAATCTTAACTACGATGACTTGTCACAAGAGCTAGGGGTGGACATAAAAGACATAGAAGGTAAAGACGCTGAGGAGATAGCAAAACAAATTGCTACAGAGAGATTGGATGGAGGAGATGAGAAGGTCTTAGAAGTGTTTGTGAAGCTAAATAACCCTTTGGTTTTAGGATCTGGTGCCGTATGGAGAGAAATGGTTCCTCAAGATGCCATAGACGAATACATGGACGAAGCTGCTGAGTATGTAGCCGAGGCTAACGGTATTACCGTAGAAGAAGCACTAGAAGATTACGACTACGAGGTAAGAGATGAAGCATTGGCCCTTTCTGGTGCTGAAAATGAAATAAGAGAAGCACTAAAAAGTGCCATAGAGGATAATGCTTACAATTGGGAAGATGCCGATTCAATAGTAAGTGAGATAATGGAAGATTTCTGGGAAAACGAGGTGAACCTACAAGACTTAGAGGCGGAGCTAAGAAAACATCACATAGAAAACGAAGATGGGCAAATAGCGACTTCACAAGTTATTGGGGAGTTTTTCAAAAACTTGGGCTATGATGGCATTATATTAAATGACGTTTCTAATAGGTTCCCTGGCATGGGGTTAAACTCAGGGGATTCTCATGTACATGTATTTGATGAATATGCTAACCAGATAAAGCTATCTGATGGGTCCAACACTACGTTTGGAGAAACTAAAGATATAAGGTTCCAAGACGAAAAGGGTGCTATGTTAGCAGAGGACAGCAAGTTTATTATATATGCACTGACAGATCCTAATGTGTCAACTCCCCTGCATGAGATAGCACACATATTCGAGCACTACTTGACAGACAAGGAAAAGAAAACTGTTCAAAAGTGGGCCAAGACAAAGGAATGGAATAGAGAAACAAGTGAAAAGTTTGCCAGAGGATTTGAAAAGTACATATCTACTGGTAAATCTCCTTTCATGGCTATGAAAAAAGTCTTTGATAAGTTCAAGGGCTGGATGACTGATATATACAATGGGATAGTAGATTCAGAGATAGACATTGAGCTAAATAGCGCAATGGAAAAAATCTACACCTCTATGCTAGGAGATGCTGTTAAACCCCCAACAAAAAAGGGAAAGCAGAAAAAACAAAAGCGAGAGCCGGGTAACAAGTTTGATCAACAGTATTCTACTAGAAAAATGTCTCAAACTAAGAAAGACAAAGTAGATGCGAAGAGAAGTATAGGCAGTGCCGCACATTACTCCGACTCTCCTACTCAAAAAGACTTCCCGATAAAGCCAGATACACTTCCTAGAAGTGCTATAGAAGAGTACAAAAAGAACAACAGAGGTATGGTCCCTAAACGTGTGGACACCATCAAGGGGGTACAAAAATCTTTGTCATTCCTTTTTAAAGGTATGAAGTTTACTCCTCGAATATTCTACAACGCAAGCAGAAGAAGGGGGGTTATGGGTAGTATTAGTGGGGTAAATATGAGAGTAAAGATAAGTCAATATGCCCACATCCCTACAATTATACACGAATTAGCCCACTGGATTGACATGGGTCTTGGTATAACTAAAAATGCGAAAGACAAGCTGGATCAAGAGTTAAGTCAGTTTTGGGACTTCGGGTCTACTCCTCCAGGTGCAACAGCAGAAGCAAAGAGTGGACAAGACTTTTGGGACACCAAAGCCAAGGGCCTGACAGTAGAGGAAGCGATAAAAAAAGGAAGGGCATCTGTAGAGCAACAAAAGCTCAAGGTTGACGCAGCCAGAGCTGCATATAAAGCAGACAAGACACCAGCGAAGGAACAAAAGATTAAAGATGAACTGCAGAAGGTGTCAGACGCTAAAGGTGTAGTCCAAGGACTGAAAGAAATAAAAGAGGTACATGAGTCAGCAGCCTTGTCTCTTAAAGGAAAAGGAGTAAAGAACCCCACTCAAAAACAAATAGTCCAAGAGACTGTAGATCTACAGCAAGATTATCGCAGAATGGAAGGGTTTGCTATGTTTGCGGAAGGGTTTATGGTAAATCCAATGCAAGCAAAAGAGATGGCCCCTAAGACTTATGAAGCTATGAAGTCGGCTATCACAGCTCAAAAAGGAGGCGAAAAACGCTGGGAAAGCCTAGAAAATGCTTCTTATGATATCAGAATGATTTACTCCCTAAATGCAGACGAAGCAGCCCAGAGTACATCACAAGAGACATATCAGCAATACAAGCAGAGGGCACCTATGGAGCGAGCAAAAATCACTATGGATAAATTTATGGGTCAACTAGGAATAGGGTCTGTTAATGGAGAGCCAAATTTATCTTTCTTCGATGTGATACAGGTGTATTTGTCAAATGATAAAAAAGCACTAAAGGTGTCTATGGAGAAGCTATTCAAGATGAATGGCATGTCCAAGGATGATGTAATGAAAGGAGATGTGGACCAAAACTTTTACTTGCTATCCTTGCTTATGGCTGGCAAGAATGACAAAGCAAGGGAGATGCTTGAAAAGTCTGGAATTAGGCGTGTTGACTACAAAGAAGGAACAAGGGGGTACAAAAAAGTCAAAAGTGAAGAAGGAGAAGCTATAACAATAGGCTGGTTATTGCAGCCATTAAGCGACAATCCTAACTTCTCTAAGATGAGTAGAAAAGAAAGATTGATAGCTTTAGATAGTGATAAAGAGCTTGCCGCAAGATACATGACAGCTCAAAGGACAATAGAGCTGGCAGAGAGGTTTGAAAGAGAGGAAAACATTTCTGGTATGAGTGTTGATCAATACACTAAACCAGATTTACAAGCAGCACAGGAGTATCTTGAATGGTTTGACAAAAATGTGGAGGATTCTACAAAGAACAGAATAAATGAATACATCAAGAGGTATCGAAAAATGTCGGATACAACCTTGAGGTATGCTGTTGATAGTGGCCTAATAAGCGAAGAAACGTATGCGGAGATAAAAGAAAAAAATGCTTACTATGTAGCATTGCATAGAATATTTGAGGACGAGGTTGGTCACGTACTCAACCCTAATGGATATGGGTCTGGTCAAAAGGTTAGATTTGAAAAGATAAAAGGGTCTGCAAGAGACAGAAAAGATTCTGTAGAATCCCTTATAGCAACGTTCTACGCAACAATAAACAGAGCAGATGACAACTACATGAACAATAGGTTCATTGACCTAATCAGGGGAGATATGACAGGTGGAACCCCTATGCCATTAGAGAAATTTGGTGTCCAGGTGCAAGTAAAAGAAGGTTCTACTGTTCCTGATGGGGTAATGACAATATGGAAAGATGGAAAGCCAGAGTATTGGAAAGTAGATCCAGACATAGGTAAAGCGTTTGGGGTTATAAGGGATTTGTCCTCTTACAATGATGCTGCATCGGCAACCGCAGATAGAGCAATGTGGTTGATGGAGCACACCATTGGACTTCAACCAAAAGCTACTCAGTTTTTTACCACTCGATTTCCTATATTTGCAAGAGTTATAAACCCCACAAGGGACTTTATTTTTAGGCACACAGTCTCAAGAGTAAGAGGATGGGTTGGTTCGGGTGCGAAAAATAAACTAACAGACGCTTTAAAAATCAAACAAAGGGCAAACAGTAAAATGGCCAAAAAACTAGGGCTAAGTCCAGAGTCATTTCAAAAGCTAGGTCTTGAGCCAGATGAATTTTCAATGACTGACTCAGAAGCTTTAGAGCTGTTTAACATGTATGGGGGCGGTCAAAGTGGTATGGATATGTACTTGAAGAATGACAAAAACTACCATAAGGCTATGCACCGAGCTTTGACTGACCTCTCTAAGAATGGCAGTTGGGTGCCAGCCGCTAATGAAGTATGGCCAAAATACAACGACTGGCTGGCGAAAGGAGAGCTTTCTAATAGAATTGCAGAGTTTAAAACAGCGTACAGATTCTTTCGCAAACAAGGGCTTAATGAATATGCCGCATACAAAAGGGCAGCATTTGAAGCAAGAGACTTGTGTGACTTTGCAATAAAGGGTACAATGATGAAATATCTAAGGCATTTGTCACCTTTCTTAAACGCTAACGTACAGGGAACCAAAAGGTTTGCTAAGTTTGTAAAAGAAGCGTTTTGGGATGGAGCCAAGCAAAAGGATCCAGAACTATTTACTAGATTTATGGTCAAAACAGCTTTGCCTTCTATGGGTATGATAGTAATGGCACATGCCTTTGGATATGAGGACGAGTATAGAGAAAAACCCAATTACCTAAGAGACATGTTTATGAGTTTTAAGATGTTCCCAGGTGGAGTAAAAGCCTTTGGAGGGGAATGGAATGGAGATATAAGCATCCCTAAACCATTTGAAGTAGGTATATTGGGAAGCTGGTTTGAAAGAGCGTTAGACCGAACAGTATATGGTAACGAAAAAGCTTTCGATGGCTGGTGGGGTATGTTTAGTAGAGGCATGGTCCCTGTAGACCCTAGGAACCCATATAACTTCTTTGGATCGGCCAAATCTGTTGCAGAGATTTCCGCAAACTGGGATAGCTTTAGGGAAACTACTATAACGCCTCACTGGGATGATGATAAAAATATCCTTTTAAAGAGTGGAGCAAAGCAAGCATCTAATCTAGGGTGGTGGCTATCTGGTGGCGGAGAATGGGGAGATCCTAGGAACGCTGATCATTTAGTCAAGAGCTGGTTTGGTTACTTTGGCAATCACGCTACAAAAATATCGAATTTAATTGGCGAAAGAGAAGTACCTGCAAAAGCATCGCAATCATACAGTTTTTCTACCGAAGGGTTTATGCAAGAACTTAAACTGTACAGGCATACATCTGTATATTCCCTAAAGGTAGTTCAGAGAGTAATGAACAAAACAAAAGAATGGCAGCTCGGCACTGACTCTGACTTTAAAGTGTTTAAAGGGGTGGTAAAAGGATTTGCTATGCTACCAGAAGGCACTGATAAAAAAAAGGCAGTCAAACACATCATTGCTGTAGCAAAAGAGGTTGAGAAAAAGTTCGACAAACTCATCCCGATCTACGAGAAATACCTAAAGGGGGACTTAAAGAATTACAAAGGATACCCTTTAGAGGGGTGGACTAATACACAAGTAAGGAATTTAATTTTCAATTAAAATATTGCAAATTGATAATCCTTTGATTATCTTTATAAAAAACGACAAACTATGTTCTACTTCACAGAAACAGCACTAGGGTCTGGAACCCCAAAAAAAATAGGGATACCAGGAGAGGATATTGACAAAATATATGAATCTGGGGCAGGCTCGGTGATTGAACTAAAGGCATCCAATAGGGTGTATTCGTCCCCAGACAGCATAACAGATATATACGCCACTAATAAAAACTATGCTCTTATATTAGTTACTTCCGCAACAGATTCTTTAAGGTATATCTTCCCAGCAAATACAATAAAAAACCTAAGAGAATTACCTGCAGGTTGTCAGATATTTTTTAGAAGCACCAAAATGTCGAATTTCATTGTAACTGAATCGGTAGACACCATTGTTGATAACATAAGTTCGGGGGGCGGAAGTTCTAATCCTTTTTACACCCAGCAAGTACAAACGTTAGACGCTACACCTACCCTAGTGCCAATTTCCTTTCCAATTCCAAACAATTCTGTACAAAGTTTCGTTACAAGATTAACAGCTATTGAGGGTGCAACGGGAGACACTTGGTCCCATGAGTTTAGGGGGGCTATAAAAAATCTTGGCGGAACCACTACTATGGTAGAAAGCCCTACTGACGAAACCCTAGCGGAAGATGCTGGCGCTGCGCTTTGGTCTGCTGCTTTTACAGCGAATGCTAATACACTTGAGATAAATGTAACAGGAGAAGCTGCTCACACAATAGAGTGGAAAGCAGAAACCCTTTTTAGTGGAGTAACATATTAATTATGATAATCAAAGAGCTTGTACATCTACGGGAGTTAAACATACTAAGGACAGTACCCTGCCGTAGTATGCAGATGGATGGGGCTACCTCATACATAGAGGCCTCCGGTAGTTCTGTTTTTGATTTTGATATAGGAGACCCGTTTAGTTTTACCTTTTGGCATAAAGACTTTTTTGGGTTGTTCTCTCCCCTAGCTACTAAAATAGGTGGTGGTAAGGGGTACAGATTTTTGCGTGATACAGGGGGTCAATTGTTGATTCAGTTTTTGAATCACCCCTCTCAATATATTTATGTTAGGACAACAACTGCCACAGCGTCTGGGTGGCATCACTACACTATAACCTATGATGGCAGTGGATTGCCTTCTGGAATAAAAGTGTATTTTGATGGAGTTGCACAACCGATGGCTACAATTGTGAACTCTTTTCCTATTGGAGGTACAATGATTACAGCACAAAACTTTTTGATTGGGGCGCAATTACCTACAGTTTTTGTAGGAGGCAATCATGGCCAAATGAGGACTTGGGATATTGAACTTACACCAGCAGATGTAGTAACAGAATATAATTTTGGTCTCATAGGTACAACGTGGACGCAAGGAGCTAATTTAGTAGCTGCTCCAGATATAGCAACAGCCACCTACAACGGTTCAACTTGGGATTTTCCAGATTTGACAAGCAATTCTACATTTATATCTAATGGCTTACAACTAGGAGATAGAGTAGATGATTGTCCAGTATAATAAAAATATGGCACACCATAATAGTAGATATTTTACACCAAGTACAACAAGTCCCCTCCTTACAGAGATAGAGAAGGTGGTGTTCGGAGACTTATATGTACACCCTAATTTAGATAATACTAAACTTGTGTGCAAGCTACCAGAGGGAGACACAGCTAACCATAGCTGCTTGGCAGGTGTTCCTGAGTTTACCTATGAGGGGATAACAGAACTATTAGCTACTCCAGAGTGGCAACCACAAACAATAAACGATATATAAGATGGCACAAAGAAAAGTAAATAAAACAGAAGGACATTATTTAGCTGGAGATAAGGTAACTTTCGATGATGAGTTAAACTTTGTAACAACTGCTAATCCAGAGATTGATAGCCAAGGTGGCGCTTTTATTCATAAAATTGTCACTAACATCGCAAACTCTTGGAGACTTCGTGACGATGTTAAAGGTCAAGACATAATTGTAGTAGATACTAACAATGATATAGTAACACTTAAATCTCCCTATAAAGGAATAGGGTTTGATAGCATCTATCATTCTACTGTATTAACAACGGATGCTACCCCTACGGAGATAGACAAGATAGATACATTAACAGACGAATCGATGCACTTAGTAGAAGTAAAGCTTTCTGCTAAAAGTGATGACAACTTTTCTTTTGCTACGTGGATAGTTGCTTTAAGTGTACATGTAATAGCTGGAGTTGCTACGGTAAATCAAGTAGATGTAGTATCTCACTTTAGTGGACCTAATTTATCATCAGGTTCAGTAACATTCACCGCTAATGGTGGTGATGTAGACATAGACGTTACAGGCATAACACCTGGTCTAGGAGCTAACATTACATGGAATGCACAATATGAAATAATTATAAAAGCAACTAACTAATGGCAACAACAAATTTAATAACCAAGTCGCATGGAGATATAGTCTTTCAGCATGGCAATGGCACACCAGACCATGCAAGCCCCCTTGGGAGTGAGTATGTAGACCTAGATACTGGACTACACTACACTAATACAGGAGGTGTTTCTTGGGGTGGTGGAGGAGCTGGAGATATGCTTGCAGCTACATACGATCCTACGGGAGTGGCTGCAGATTGCTTCGACTATGCCAATTCAATAGGTTTAACACAAGTTACAGGACCTATTATAACTCCATCAACTTTAACGGCAACTGCTAATGACTACAACCCTACTGGCTTTGCAACATCAAATAGAGTAAGACAAGATATAGATGCAAACAATAGGGAAATATCAGGATTCTTAGCACCTGCGGTTGGTGTCGCTAGGGAGTTTTCTATCTCTAATATAAACACAGGATTCGATTTAAAGTTCTTAGATAACGATTCTGGCTCTTTAGCCGCAAACAGGATTCTTCTGCGAGATGGTATGGATAAATCAATTAAACCTAACGAACTTGCAATTTTTTGGTACGATCACACTTCTCTAAGGTGGAGGCCAAGTAACAGAATAGGATAAAAAACAAAAGACATGAAACTTTACATAGAAGATAATGAAGCTATTCCCGCAATAAAGGTTCAAGATGATGCCACGCCTGCCCCAAGTGGGTACACTGAGTTACCTAAAACAATAACAAACATGGACAGTTGGTGGAAGAAGCTCTGGGATTACGTTAGAATAACAAAAGAAGTTGCAGAAGATTTTCAAGAAAAAATAGGCACTTCAGAAGCAGACAAATGGGCAAATTGCAGTGCAGAAGAAAAGCTAATTCTTGCAAAGAGGCATGTTGTTTCTAAGGCGCTAAGAGTAACAGTAGTAACCGAGCAAGAAGATTGGGAGAACTTTAAAGAACATGCAGAGAAAAGCATCTCCGCAAGGGGAGTTAGAGTGGGAAAAGCTACTCTAACTGTTGGGTATCAATTATCTACTGTTGATCGAGTAGATTTGTTTTCTGAGATAAACCCTATGATCGAGCCTTTTGTTAAGTCTAATAACAAAGAGATTAATGATTGGATGCTATCACAAGGCGTATGGAGTGGCGGTGGATTCAATTCAAAGCCATACTTTAGTCAAGAAATAGTAGATACGTACACAACTATTATTATAGATGGAGAGTAAATAGAACTAAACCAATATAAAAATATAAAACAATCATTCGCATAACGTCCCGTTGCGAAAAAAAAAACAATAATGGATAGCACACCAGCAACTTTAGCTTGGCTGTTACAGCAAGCTCCTGTCGTAGTAGTAATGGGATTAGCTTTGTATGTACTTTGGAAAGACAATAAGTCTATCCGAAAAGAAGCATCTAAAGATAGGCAAAAGCACAAAGAAGAACTTCAAGTCTTAAATAAGGAAGTAAGAGACAAAGAGGTACAGTATTTGGACACCTTGAAAGATGTTGTTAGCGTTATGGATGATGTAGAGAAAGGACAAGAAAAAACCCAAAACCTAATTATGTCAATTAAGGAACTTGTAATGTCTTTCAAGACTTAAAGTTTCCCCAAATTTTTGAAAATATGGAACGATCTATTATATTACAAGAAATCAAGCAACTTCAAAAGAGGTTGACAGATAAAGCAAATAACCCCAGAAACAAAAAATTGGCCGAGCAAGAAGAAAAACAAAAAGCTCTTCAGAAGGTGGCTTAACTTTAAAACTAAAATTATGTTCATTTCATTAACGCATCCAACAAAAGGCGCAATACTAATAGACAATAAGCAGATTAGCCATATTGTTGAAGATGCAGCAACTAACGATGTAGTTGTATGTATGGTTAATTCTCAAGACAGCTTTAGTCCTACTGAGACTATAACAGCGATATTTGCCCAGCAAGACACAACTGGCTACAACCTAAATATGATCTCAGTGTCCAACACCAAGACAGGCAATCAAGAAATTTGGTTCACCCACAGTCTATGGAAGATACTGGATGATCCAGGGGGATCACTATTGGTAACCAGGTACCGAAAAGACCGGATATTTGCATCACAGAACTTGGCTACTATTCTAGGCTATCAAGGTGCAGCGACAAATCTTGGATTAGTTAGTGTAACAGTTGTAGCTGTTCCTCCCAAGACCAATACGCAGTTTATTCTATTGGACCACACTATCAAGGAGATGATTTCCAAAGACCCTGCTGTACCTGCTGGTAATACGCTAATTCACATGAAAGGATCTCACGAAACCTATGAGGTTACAGAGACAATAGCAGCATTACAAGCGGCAATGCCAATATAAATACAAATTTTTTTATAAAAAACTTGTATTTCAACTAAAAGAAACTTATCTTTGAACTAATAGTTAGTTTTAGGGGGTAAAGTCTGTGGTAGGACTCCCCCCTACTCTTCTCTTAGAAAAAGTTAATAATTAAAAATAAAAAGTTTTTTTGCTGGAAACAAAGACTTTAACGCTATAGTGCGCTGCTGTATAAAGATCTCTGCGAAGAGGTTGTATAATACTTTAATAGGCCACTTCTTCTGCGTATGCTTCAAATCCTCCAGCACTTTGAGGTTATGCGCCAAAGCCTCAATACATTGTATTGGGGCTTTTTTATTTTATAAAAAACAGTATTATGTGTTTAGTAAAAATAGGAATAATTATATTGGCCATAGCTTCCATAGTATCCGTTTTGTATGATTGGTGCTATAGGGACAATAACAATCGCATTAAATAATTTTTTTAAAACCGATTCTTTGAGTGAATTTTGGTAGGGGGTTGCGATTGCCCCCATTTTTTATAACAAAAGTATAAAACCCGTTTTAATGGGTGTTATAAAAAGTTATGATTTTCTTTAAAACAGAACCTATGCTCTTGATGTGGTTAGGCTACAGTAATGAGTATTTCTGCTCTCTAAGTTTTGAATGCACTTCTAGCAGAAATTATAATTACCAATTTGACTACTTTCCTTTTCTGCAAGAAAGATTAAAAGATATAGATGGTCTTTATTTTTTGGGGTTTGAAGTGAAGAGAAGATTTATAATGGTCACTCCACAGGAGTATCAGGAATTGAAGGTTTATGATGACCTGTTAAAAAACATCAATTACAGTTACGAAGTGTTTAATGAGAGGGATAATTAACTATGAAGGACAAACCAAACTACTATGGGATATTGCCAGCAAGCGTAAGGTACGACAAAAAAGTACCAGCAAGTGCCGGGTATTTATTCACAGAAATAACAGCCCTCTCTGGAAAAGAGGGTTACTGCTACGCCAACAACCGATACTTTGCTGACCTATACGAGGTAGAGCCCAACACCATCTCTCGATGGATTTCTGTATTAAGAAAAAGGGGGCACATTAAAGTTGTTTACGACAACGGAGTATCAAGAAAAATGTACGCCATAATGGGTAATGCACCCCTACACAAAAATGTAGAGGGGGGTACACAAAAATGTAGAGGGGGGGTACACAAAAATGTAGAACATATAAATACAAGTATTAATACTAATACTAATAATACTATTTCTAAAGAGAAAAAGACTTCCTCTAAAGAAGAATTAGTTGACGAATCAGAGACAGTTTACAATTCCAATCTTGGACCCTTTGGGGGGTTCTACGGAAACATGCCAGTAAAGGCCCAGCAAGATATGAACCTCTTTTATGGGTGGGATGGGAAAATAGAGGAATGCATAAAGAAAACAGGTTACTCGATTTCCTTAGAGCTATTTGAGGAATGCAAAAAAACCTTCATCCAGAAATTAAAGAATTATGGACAAAAGAGAGCTTCTACCTTTTTAGAGCTTGAGGGCTACTTCATAACTTGGCTATCGAACGGATACGAGAGGTCTAAGAGAAACGAGAAACATAAAGTCTACCAAAATAAGCCTATTGTTCAAAAATCACTACATTCTACAACCTTAGAGCAAGAAAAGGTAGTTTTCCTAAATAGCCAAGAGAAAAGCCCTGAAATGGCCCAAAAATTAAGAATCCCTATTAGTAAGCTTAGGAGTAAGTCTGGGGATCAGATATTGGAAAACATGAATCAATTTTTGAAGGTAATAGAATCCCACAAGGAAGCCCTTTCGAGATATACACCTATTACAGAAATGGAATTGGTTGCCTTGGAGTGGTCCTTCCCTACAAAAAAATCAAAAGAGGACCTAATGAAAGCTCTGTACTCGATAATGAAGTACAGGCCTTCCGCAAAAAGTATCTACCAAGCCTTAAAAATCCAAATAAAAGCATGAAGCAACACGCACTTATAGCCCTAACTAAGAAATACACTGAAAGCATGGGCTTGGACGAAAACCAAGCGAGAATATTTCAGTACAACATTTCTAAAGATCTGCCAGTAATAATAGCCAAGCAGCCAGATCTTCTCTCCCACTTGCTGCACCAACAAGCTCCAAGGCACGACAGGATTGCAGAGCAAGGGTTAATCGGAAGAATCCTTTTATACCCAAACATAGTGCTTCCAGAGTGCTCTGGGATGAGTAAAGAGTACTTCTACCTTGTGGAGTACGCAGCAGTATTTGAAGTATGCCAAACACTCTCTGAAACCAACAGGGCTATAGGTGTAGATATTGTAGCAGCCCTTCTAGGACAAGACTTCTTAGACGAGTGGGGAGGGAAAGCTTGGCTACAAAGTATAACCCTAGGGATAAAGGATACAGAAACATCCGTATCTTTGAGAGATAGGGTGGCAAAAGCATATAAACTAAGAAAGGCTTGGCAACAGGCTAATCAGTTTATAGAACAATCATACAAGGTGGACATAGAGGATGCTGACGAGCTTATATCTTCATACAAATCAGAGTTGGACTTTGACGATGGAATAAAAGATACAATGGCATGTGGGTTTGAGTTGTCAAATATTTTTGACAAAGACTTGGACAAAACACTGGATAGGATAGAAAAAGGGATAGAGTTCCCTGGCTTAATGCATCCGATCCATAAAGTCAACCAAACTATTGGAGGAAGGCAAAGAGGGAACCTTGACGTAGAAGCTGGTAGACCCGGCATGGGTAAAACGGCAGATGCTATCTGCGAATTTAATTATGCAGTATTTGATTTAGGCGAGCCAAGTGCTTATTTTTCCTTAGAAATGCCTAAATTGAGGTTAGTTAAAAGAATGTTTTTTAGCCGATACAGGGTTAATAGACAGGATTATGACAACGGGCTAAAGACTCCTGAGTTAAAAGGAAAGTATCAAAAATTCCAAGACGAACTACATGCAAGCGATGCATACATAGATGATCGACCAGCTATAACCTGGAGGTACGTGAAAGACAAGTGCCTCAAGATACAGAATGAGTTAAAATTGAAAGGCAAGAAATTAGGAAGGGTATTTATAGACTACCTTCAGCTAATGTCAGCCTTCAAAGGAAATAATAGAGAGCAAGAAATCTCTATTATAACTCGAAACCTAAAGGCATTAGCCCTAGAGTTAGAGATACCTGTGATTCTTCTTTGTCAGCTGAATCGATCTGTAGAAACAAGAGGTGGAAGTAAAAGACCACAACTTTCAGACCTTAGAGGTTCTGGAGGGATAGAGCAAGACGCTGATTCCGTAGCCTTTGCTTACCGACCAGAGTACTATGATATTTTTGAGGACGAAGAAGGAAACTCACTCAAAGGAGTTTTGGAGAAGATATATGCCAAAAACAGAGAAGGTGCATTAGAAACGATACGCTGCTTCTTTGAGGCAGAATATACAAGAGTAGCAGAATACACAGAGAGGGAGTTTGGGTATGAAAATGACACCCACAGGTCCTCTCAAGGAGAGAGCTCTGACTTTAACTGGTCAGAACTAAAGAATGACATTACTTCTGATCAATTCATACCGGATATATGAGAGAAATAATACTAGGGATAGATGTAGGTATAGGAAATAATACAGGAGTTGCGGAATACCTACCAAAAGAAAAGAAGTTTATCAATATAAGTTCGATGGATCTATTTGACTGCTTGAATTTGATATTAGAATATCAAGCAAGCTCTGACTGGGATTTAATTGCTGTTGTAGAAAATTCAGATTTGGATTCTAATGTATATGGAGCTGGAGAGGCATTGGTGGCATACGTTACTAATGTGTGGTCCAAAATAAGCTACAAAAAGAACCCAAAGAAAAACTTCCTCTTGCTAAAACAAGCAAGAAAATGGATAACAATGGGGAGTAACGTGGGCAAGAACAAGGGGCTTGCAAAAACCTTATGCTCTAAGTTAGAGAAGTTAGGTGTCGCTACCGTTCAAATCGCTCCATCAAAAAGAGACAGGTATCCAAAGATAGCCAAGTTCAAAGGTAAGCCAATATTAGAAAAAGGTGAGCCAAAAGAGGTGCCATACACACAGCTTAGGATGCCAACCAAGCTGCCAAGCGATTTATTTAAAACTCTTACGGGCTACAATAAATCGACAAATGAGCACGGAAGAGATGGAGCAACAATGCTTATAAATAAGTCCTTTTTTTATTGGTCAAACTACGCAAGAACTCAAGTAGTAAAGAAGAAAAAAACCAAACAATAAATTGCTTGGCTTTCTATAAATAGATATGTCGTTGCGTTTACATACATAGGCATATATACTTTTTTCCACTACAAATATACGATATTTGTATTAAACCACAAAATATGTGCAGATTACATCCAGACGATTTCCAATTAATCAAAGATAATGTGGAGATCCAAGACCTAATAGGAGGTTATGTCAACTTAAAAAAGAAAGGAGCCACATACGAAGCCTCCTGTCCTTTCCACACAGAAAAAACACCTTCCTTTAAGGTATTCCCACAGAAGAACAAGCAAAATTACAAATGTTTTGGCTGCGGAAAAAGTGGAGACATATTCACTTTTGTAGAAGAGATGGAAAGGTCATGCAAAAGCCCATCAGACGCAGCAAGGTTAATTGCAGCACGAAATGCTATTCCCGTAAGAATGCTAGATCAAACAAGCCCAGACATAAAAGACGATAGCCAAGAAGTAGTATTGGCCAACGAATATGCTCTAACTGTATTTAGAGAGCACTTTAAAACCGCTAAAAAGCCACAGTGGTATTTACATGGCAGAGGATACACCAAGAATCTAGTCCACAAGTGGGAGATTGGTTTTGCTCCAAGCAAATATGCACTTGACTACAACAAAGAATCCTTAATGAAAGCAAAATTAATAAAACAGGATGGTTCTCCTGTTTTTAAGGATCGCATTATATTTCCAATAAGAAACCACACAGGAAGGTTAGTTGGATTTGCTGGAAGGGTCTACACCCAAGGAAGGAAGCCCAAGTATGTAAACACTACAGAAACCCTAGCATACAGAAAAGGAGAAGTCCTCTATGGACTACACCAGAATCTAAAAGTAATTAAAAAACTCAAACATGCTATATTGTTTGAGGGGTATACAGATGTGAATTTAATCGCAAGAGCAGATTGTAAAAACGCAGTAGGGTTTTGTGGTACCTCATTCACAGACGAGCAAGCCAAGTTAATATCCAAGTACGTAGACTACAACTACGTATTAACAGATGGAGACAAGGCTGGAGACAAGGCCCTGGCTAATATAATTACAAAGCATTGGAAGCACAGCATACACATAAAACCACTACAAGGTCCAAAAGGGCAAGACCCAGCTTCCTTGGCACTGGACTACGGAGTGGATATGACAGATCACCTAAAAGTACTATGCCATGTCAAGGTGCTTTGGGATTCAGCAGAGGGCCAAAAGGACAAAAAAACAGATACGTGCCTGGGCGCAATAGCCCATTACCCAAATGGATACGAAAGAGAGAAGCTTATTCGACTACTGGCCAAGGTGTCTGGTTATAACATCCATACCCTTCTAGGGCGAATAAATAAATACACAAGAAAACTAATATATATATAAAAAAGCAAGTAGATGAGGTTCTACTTGCTTTGGAAATTACAGTTATGTGACCCTGGATAAGGACAGATTGTAAATATAGTTAATTAAAACAACAACAAAAAATTATGGAAGGATTAAAAAGAATACAGCAACTTTTAGGCGAAGCCCTGTTGACAATGAATAAAATCCTAGAAGAAAGCAAACTATCCGACTCTAGAAGGATAATAAGCGAGGGGGAGCCAATAATAGCTATTAGGGCAGGTCATGGAGGTATTGATCCACATACGAATAAATACACAACGAGAGGTAAGCAGTTTGCCTTTCCTTTATCACTGCCAATAGATTTACATGACGTAAATGCAGGTGGCCAGAAGGTTTTCTACGAAGGAGTATGGAACAGGAGAATTGCACACCTTGTGTACGAAGGTCTTTGGACCATAAATATCCCTTGCGTTAAAATACATCATGCATGGGAGGACAAAAAACTCTCCAAACAAGTAGCTAAGATAAACCATATACACAAAGAGGAAAACCCAATAGTCCTTCTTTTAGAGTTGCATTCAAACGCTTCTTCCTCTCATAAAGCAACAGGGTTTGAGGTTTACACAACAAGAGGAGAAACGGCAAGCGACCAGTATGCCACTCACTTATACAACCAAATTAGAGTACTGCCTATGAGGATGCGCAATAGCCTTCAAGATGGTGACCCTGATAGAGAGAAGGACTTTACCATGATCTCAAAAACTTGGTGCCCAGCGATACTCCCAGAGTTTGGCTTCTACGATAATCCAGAGGATATTCTAAAAATAATGGATGAGGGTATAATGAAGAAGTATTCTCAAATGCTAGTAAACACAGCCAAGTTTGCCTATGAGAAGCAAAATGGCCGAAGAGAGTAGATATACGACAGTTATACTTGTTTTTTAATAAAAGTTTTGTATATTTGTAATAGTTACAGTTTAAAATGGATAAAAATGGATATGACAACTATAATAAGCCCCTTCAAGGGTTTAAAGAAATTATGGGATATTAGTTTCAGTAGTCCCAAAAGTGCAGATGGTTTAGAAGAGTTTAATACCATTGCCAATATTGCATCAAGAGGATGTTTATTGATAGGAGGGTTAACGAGTACGGGTTACACTTATCTTCTCTCCTACTCAATCTTCAAGGGCATTCTTCCCTTGGCCATAGCTTCCTTTTTGAGCATCATGGCAGTGGTGTTTCTCTTCGTCATTTTTGACGTTTTCCTAGGAGTGACCTTCCCTTTATGGGCTAGGTTTTGGGTCCAAGGTAGGTTCAAAAAAGACAAAAAGGCACCCGGCAATGGGTGGATGAGGCTGGCAGGTGTTTCTCTCTTTGTTATCGCTATGGCAGTGGCCGCTATATCAATAGCATTTTCGTACAGTGCTGCGGAGGTGCCAGTAATGATGAGTCTAACCAATACACAGGACTCGACAAAACAAGACTTATCAAAAGCTTTTCAAGCTCACTTAACTCTCCAGAAAATAATCGAGTCTTATGACAAAGACTTAGAGAAGGCGGAATATGCCGATAAAAAAGAACTTAAAAAGCTGCAAGACAAAGGGGCAAAGCTTGTGATTGCAGCGAAAAAGAAATATTCGCACCCAATGTACAGTAGAAATAAGTTCATATCTAGGGTGGAAAGAGCAAAAAAAGACTCTGCATCTAAGGTGGATGCATATGAAAAAAAATACGATAGAGTTCAGAGAGACAAAGAGCATTCAATCTCTCTCGCTCAATCATCATCCTCCAGGATGGAAATTGCGAGCATGCAGGAAACTGATCGACTGCAAGGCATGTTTGACAGAAAAATGGAATTGAGTATATCCATTTTACGTTGGCTGGGCATAGTAGGCACTGTCCTATTCATGTTCATAAAGTTTGTACAAACTGTTCTGAACACAGGAATATCTGCATCAGATAAGGCAGAGTCCTTGAAAAAACAGAACAGTTTGTTTAACAAACTTAGCGGAACAGATAATGCTCAAGCATTTAACAAAAGTTCCAGAAATGATCGGGAACGAAAGTGGAACAAAACTTCCGAAAGTCGGAACAGTGTGGAATACACTAAAGGCTATGCGGAACAATCGGGAACAACTGATACAGTTCTTGTTCCGTATTCAGGGGAATATAAAACAGTATCGCAGATAAAGTCTGCGATTAGCCGACATGCAAATAAATACAATGTTGCCATCACACCAAAAGGCAAAGAAAATGAATACATGAAATTTTTATCCCATGTAGATGCCTTGGGGCAAGTTGATAAAGCGGAGGCTGCAAGGCTTTTTTCTGAATGCCAGAAAAAGTACAACATGCCTGAGCTATGATAATAAATATATTATCAGCAGCAGTAGTGGGAGGTGTAAACTATTTGCTGATACACATAAAAGAGGTCTACGATATAGACATTTTTGCAAACCCCTTTATAGAGGGTGCTGCACTATGTATTTTATCATTGTCCTTGGCCAATTCAATATCTGACATAATATCAGATGCAAAATTGAAGTGGTATTTTTTAACTAGAAAAAAGTGATGAGCCAATTAGAGCCATTAAGTCAAGAGGAAAAAAAATGGGCTACCCTTCTCAACGACATGTTGATAAACTATGTGGGCAAGGAAAATTCAATCCCTAGCTCTCAGCTTGCCAATAACATTGGCGAAAGATTCAACACTACAGTAACGGGTGCAAGGATCAGAAAAATGATTGCCTATTTAAGATTTGAAAAGAAGCCTATCTGCGCATCCAATAAAGGTTACTATTGGGCTAAAGACAACAAAGAGCTTGAGGATTATGCTCAATCATTAAGAGATAGACTTCTTTCCACAAGACAAACTTTATTATCAATTATAGAAACAATAAAAAATGGATGATAACTATGCAAACCGACTAAGGTCGGTAAGGGATATGAAAGAGGATGATATGGGGAAGTTCAAGCACCTATTCGCAGCTTTTGGACCAAAAATAAACCAATCGATGATAAAGCATTTCTGTAAAGAGCGACTAAGAGGAAACGATTTTCTCTGGTGCTCAGACCTAAACGCACACTTGGTTGATACTTATGGCTATGTACAGCCACACGTATCGATCTCACTAGGGAGGCTAACTAAGCTTGGCATCCTGATTAAAAAGAGAGATGGGATGAACAAAAGATACGTCTACTATTCCCTATCCCCCAATTTCAGAGAAATAACAAAAGCACTATATATATTAATTCACATGCTACCAAGCATACAAAAAACTGATAAATAATGGGATTAGAACCACTAAAAGAAGGAGGGAAGAGAATGTATCTCCAGATCACAGATCCTTCAGACAAGGACAAAAAAAAAGGCTTGTGCTACACAAAGTCCGGAACAAAACATTTTATAGGAGCCGTGTCCGGCCAAATCACCAACATAGTCAAAAAACTAAATAAGCCACAGCCTCACCACAAGTGGAGAGCCTACTGGTCTTATGAAATTACATTTTTTGACCCAGACTCAGATCCGCAAGAAATGATACTATCCCTCAGAAGGGACAACAGAAACACTGACCAGCTAATTAACTCACTTTCGTCTGTAGAAAACCCACATACTATTAAAGTGTCTGTATGGGAGAAGGATGGGTACTTAAAGATTTTCCTATACAATGGAGGGGAAACAAAAGACTACCTGATTAAGTGGAAGTATGGGTGGAATCCAGAAACAAAGGATTTTCAATCTGTACCTGCTACAATAAAAACTCCCACCAAAAAGGACGCAATGGGAATACAAGAGTATTCCTATGATCGATCTGAGAGAGATGAGTTTTTTGAAAACGAAATTCACAACATCTACGAAATATTCACAGGACAGAAATGGACTTCAGCTCAAGTGATAGGTGATAACGCTTCTAATACTTCTAATGCTCCCAAAAAGGAAATGAGCAAATCGGACCAAATACTTGAGGGGGTAAAAAATACTTACAAAACAGAGAAATCTGTTATTGATAACTGGGGATTGATAGCCAGGAGAATAGTGTCGGATATTCCAGACTTTGACACAAAGCTGCTCTTGATAAGTAATTTACAGGGCTACCTTAACGGCCTTGGAGACAAAGCATTCCTATTAAAAGAGGATGGAACATACAAAGAAGAGGTTAATATGGCAGATGACCTACCGTTTTAGTAAATAAAAAAAAACTCGCAGCGAATAATCGTTGCGAGTTTTTTCTGCTTGTGTGAATCAAGCTACTTAATAGTTCCTTCTAAAATTGGTTTTCGTCTATTTTTAGCCCGTTAGAGCTTTTTCTAATAACCCTTCTAATAACCCTTCTAATAATTATTTTTTTCGCCCGTTGGGGCTTGGTTTAAAAATTTTATTTTGTCTAGTAGTGCATTTGGAATATGGACTAAATCAACACTTTTGATTTCCCCATGTATAAGGGTTTTTTTTAGTACGGATACATATTCCCCGTGATTTAAAACTTCTGTTTGATACACAATAAAATTGCTGTTGGTTTCCCAACTAATTTTGTTGGGGCTAATCTCTAGTTTTTTAAAATCCATCTCTTATTTTTTTTCGGCCGTTGGGGCATGGGTTAAAAATTGTTTTAGTTGGCTAATACTAGCCCAACTATTTATTTGACTAGGTTTATAGTAGTCTTTCCCTATTTTGTATAAACCGTCTTTGTAGAAAGCAAAATCTACAAATTGCCCTATCTGAACAATTACCCTAGTCATATTTTTTGGATTCATGATTTATTTTTTTTCGCCCGTTGGGGCTTGGTTTATTTTTAAACCTTCTAAAATTGTACCTCTAAGATCAGCGCCTTTAAGGTTAGCTCCTTCAAGGTTAGCCCCTTCTAGGTCAGCCCCTTTGAGGTCAGCTAAGAATAGGTTAGCCCCTCTAAGGTTAGCCCCTCTAAGGTTAGCCCCTACTAGGTTAGCCCCTCTAAGGTTAGCCCCTACTAGGTTAGCCCCTCTAAGTTCAGCACCTCTAAGGTCAGCCCCGATAAGGTCAGCCCCTTCTAGGTCAGCCCCGATAAGGTTAGCCCCTTCTAGGTCAGCACCTCTAAGGTTAGCCCCGATAAGGTTAGCCCCTTTTAGGTTAGCCCCTTTTAGGTTTGCAAAAGATAAATCCAATGCCCCTAACTCAATCTTTTGCCCCTTGGCCAACTCCAAAGCTAGGACAATATTTTTGCCCTCTTTAGTGGCTAGGAGTTCTAAAATTTTTGATTTCATCCTTATTTATTTTTCGGCCGTTGGGGCTTGTTTAATAATTTTATACGAAGGAGTCATCTGCTTTCTAAGACCCCAGAGCCTTGCCAGATCTTCTTCTTTTGCAGCTATCTGCTTGGCTAGGACTTCATCTCTATAGTGCCCCATCCAAGCCTCGTCAATGGCAACACCTATGCTGCTATTATCTACAAGCTTGCGAACATCCACCTTAATTATAGTTTGAACTTTTCTTCCTAGTTCTCCAGGGAGAAATTCTTTGTAGTAGTCGCAGAGAAGAAAACCCTCCTCGTCCTTTCTGAAGTAAAACATAAGTTTAATGTACGAGCCATTTATACCCAGATTAATCATAACTTCTACGTTACCATCGGGACTAAACTGAAATTGACTCATAAGAGATAGCGATTCAGTTTCTTTCATAGACTATTGTGTGAATACATTTTTTGTGATAAATCCTTTTCATCTTGTAATCCCAAATGCCGGGTTCAAACTTGGCTTTATGTACAGCGTACCGAATAAACGTTATCCAGTTATTTAGGTACACATCTGTAGTTTTCCCAGATTTGTTCTGTTTAGAAATCATAATCCGGAACCTGCCTCTCGCAAGTAATTCAAAACCCTCGTCAAGATCTGTCTTTTCCACAAAACCAATCTCCTGTAGAGCATTCCAAGCCCTACTAATTAAGTCGTTTACTTTCTTTCTGTTGTCCATAGCAAGTGTGTTAATATCCAAGAAATAACAGAAACAGTCCATCCGTTTCCGAACATTTTATATAGCTGACTATCGCTTACTCCACAATTGAGTATAACATCCAGCTCTTCTTCAGTAAAAGTTTGCAGCCTTCCACATTCCCTTGGAGTCAACCTTCGGATTGTGTCAGCGAAATGTAGATGATTGTTTTGCTGCCAAGAGTTTGAGGTTAGCGTAGGAGCTTTTTCTGAATGCTCTCCTCCTTTGTTAAACCCTCTGGCTTTTTGTTGAATAAAAACAATAACATCCATGTCACTATGATTGCCATTGCCATTGCCCCCAACCGTTAGGCACGAAGCCTTGTTTTGGTTGTTTTTTACATTACCTTTCCTGTCACTTATAAAAGTTCCTGTCCAGTTTTTCTGACCATTAGCTGTTAAGGTCAAACTCTTTTTCCCATTAATGGCAGTGTATTTTTTAGCCAACCTCATAGGTTTAGTTATGAAGTCAATACCTTTTAGGCTTAAATAATACTTTTTATCCACATTGCTTTGGAGAATGTCTTGGAGAGTTATTCCCAGATCCTTAGGTTGTCTTATACCTGGTTCTAAAACTCCAAACAAATTAGCTGAGGTGGCACCTATGTTAGTCCAGTACAACCTCTTGCGGTTTTGAGCACTAACAAGGTTAGAGTTTATCACAATAGGTTCGATTCCTACCAAGCGAGTAATAATGTCTTGGTGCTCTTTTTTCATGGAAACGTTTTCCAAAAGAAACTTGACATTAGGGTTCACTTTAACCCGGCACCACTCAAGTATCTTTATAAACTCAAAAAATAAGATACTTCTCTCGTCCTCAAAATTCAATTGCTTGCCAGCAAAAGAAAACCCTTGGCAGGGAGAACCAGCAGCAATAATGTCTATAGTGTCTATATTCCCAGACAACAACTCCAACTCCATAGCAGGTATAACCGATCTAACATCCCCCAAATTTACAGTATCAGGAAACAGGGCATCTGAAACTTGGGTAGCAAACTTATCTATCTCGCTACCATAAATAATTGCATCAATGCCAATTCTATCAAGAGCGCATCCTATGCAATTCATCCCGTTAAATAAGCTGAGAACTATTTTTTTCATAATTCGTTGAGGTTAAACTGGTCGATCAGTTGAATTAAGCCAGGAGCATATTCCTCCCGTTTGTTATATCCAAGACAAGACAATTCGATACAATATGTCTTGTAGTCCCTTATGTACTGTAGCCCTTTGTATCTTCTACTATTACCAAGTAGTCTACCAAAATACAAAAATCCTTCCTTATCCGAGCCAAAGCTCATGTAACCTTTTGACCCTTTTAGTCCTAAATGGTTGCAATGAACCTTGGATACATTAGATCTTCCCCATCCAGATTCCATAGCAGCCACCCCAATAGTAATGCAAATCGGAACATTGTATTTTTGCTGCACAAGAACAGCATAGGGCATAACCCTATCAATATATTTTTTAACATGCTCATACTTCTGCCCTATGGAGTAAAAGGGTAGGAGCATGAGCACAGTTAATATTTTAAGGATATTCACAGCTTTATCCCTAATTTTTCCGCTTCTTGCTGCACCTTTCTAATCTGTTCATTAATAGATGCCAAGGACTCATACGATGCGCCTTCTGCGCTGCGCTCTCTAAGAAGTGACTGGTACCATGCATATTCTTCAGCAATAGGAGATGATGCAAAGCATTCGTACTTTGCTTGAAGTTTGTTAATGTATTCTTTTACTGCCTCTTTGTCCTCAGAGGTAATAAAAAGCCCATCTGACATAACTAAAACATCAGTAGGGGGAGTCATGTCTTTATCCTCCTTTATTTTATTGTATTCTCTCCAACCGTTTTTAAACATTTTGATATTCATAACTGTAATTTTAAAGTGTTAAAAAATGTGCGTTTTAGGAATGCGCACCCCTCCAAGCCAATTACACCAAATCCCCTACTTTGTAATCAGGGTTATGGCTAATGGCTACCACAAACTTCCCAAGCTTAGGGTCGTAGCAAGCTACTGCCCCCACTATATGGCATACGCTATGCGCAATAACCATAGAAACAGGCAAGGATGCAGGGCCAGAAATTTTCAAAAGTGGCAATCCGCTACAGTCTACATTAGACATTTGAGACAGAGCATCTTTTACGATGGTGTCGTTAGTAGCTGGTTTTTGTGGGTTAAACCCAATTGTTAGGGTATCCCCATCCAGTTTTATGTTGTACGTAGTCATAACTATAAATTTATTTGGTTAAAAAATCCTTATTAAAGTGGAAACAAGAGTTAACCAAGCTCTTGATGTTTAGTTAATCCATCTGGCAAAAAGAACAAGAAGCGTCCTGTCCAGCTCTACTCATTTCGTCAGCATTTCTCCCCCAGAACTGCCCTAACTGTTCGGCAGTTTCTATAGCCCTCTCAAATTTCTTAGGGTAGAAAAGCTTTACCATGTATAGCTGCCAGCTTTGCATGTTCTTACAAGGCAAGCAATTATTATGGTCAAACACCCTGTAAGAGTGTTTTTTTATATTGTACCCAGCCCTAGCATAAGCCATTACAACTTTGTATTGGTCTTGGGGTATAAATTCTTTATGGCACTTCAAGAATGGAATAATCCTTTTGTCATTCCATTTTATCTTATATATATCCGGCACCACACCAGGACCAAGATGCTTCTCAACCAAGGAAAAACAATCTTCATCGCTAAGATGGGCTATAGGGTGCTCTTTTTTCTTCATAGCCTTCCCTTTGCCAGTCCTGTTTTTCTTCTTGGACTCAATGTATTTTTTCTGCCGCTTAATGCGACTCTTATCCTCCCTAACATAGCCCACTAAATCTACATCGATCTTATTGTCATGCATATACTCAGCCATAGGAAAGATTTTCAATATTCCAGTACAGGTAGACCGAGTAGGATGTGGAATCATACCAGCATCAATAAAGTATCTGTTCACACTATTTTCAGTCATCTCAAAGACAACCTTTTTAAAGTGATCTTTAGCGTACTTTACCAAGGCCAATACAAAATCCATAGTATCTGGACTATGCTCTTCAAAATGAGCATAGTACAAATGCAAAACGTCAGGCCACTCATCCTTGGGTACGTAATTTACAAGATACACCAGAACAGCAGCAGAATTAATCCCTCCGCTTAGTCCTATCATAACATTCTTGTCTTGATACCTCCAAGAATCTTCCAAGCATTCAAGTATAGATAATTGCATTTTTTTTATTTAACCGCAAAAACAAGAGCCACCAAAAGATGAGAATAAATCCTCCGGAGTATCCGACTTCGCTTTTTCTAATAAATCCCAAATGTCACAGTGCCCTCTATACATATCATATTCATCTGTAGCTGACACAAGAGTAAGGGTCATTCTAAATATAGCCCTACAAGGCTTTTCTCGAATAAGCCTTACAAGCTTCCGCTCTTCTTTTTTATGGCACAACACACAATTTCCTTGATGTGGCTGCAAATTAAGCCTCCATCCATATTTTTCTTTATGCTTTCTCCAGTAGGTTCTAACATCTGCTTTGTACACCCTAAAGGTATTTACAAGAGGATATATAAACCTTTCTCGATTAGCCCTATCCCAGTCGATCCTTATTTGCTCGTCAAATCGCATCCCCATAGCAGTATAAAAGGGTTGTTTTTCAAAATAAGCCTTAGCATATTTTTGTATGCATCTTATTTTTAAATCCCTAGTACAGTGGGGAGTGGATATTCCACAAGCCCCTACTTTTTCAGATTGATCTAACAGGGGAGCACCATCCCTTGATGCAATGTCGAAGTCTACAATTACAGGCATTACCCCTAAACCCATTACAGGAGAAACATAAGCCTCTAACCATGTAACGGGAATTGAATAAACCTTGGAGACTTTTTCTACAAAAATCAAGGTTTCTTCTTCTTCATCCCCAGTATTAGCAAAGCATACTAATATTTCCACATCAAGCCTGTTTTTATACCTATTCCATAGCTGAATAAGCATAAAGGCAGAGCTCTCTCCACCACTAAAAGATATTAATATCCTTATTTTTAAATCTGAAATATCCATCATAGAGCTGTTATTGACCAAACTTTATGAAAGATATCTTTTTCATATTCTTGGCCATCAAAAATCAACTTAACATCGAACCCTATTCTATGCATCAACACAAGCAAATCCTCAAAATTTCGTGGCCTAATATGCATCTGGCACTTGTGCCCCCACTTATCTTGCAAGCATCCATGCGAACCTTTGTAGGGATTAAAAAACCGCAGACAATTAAACTGATCTGCATTTACTTTTTTTATAAAGTAATTAAATTTTGTTACCATAATATGCGACAATACCTGGAGAAAGAAATCCTCAGAAGTATTAGCAGAGAATGGAACAGAAATTATTTTGCCTATCGCACTCTTAAAGATAAGCTTATTTTTTTCAATATCGCACTCAGCCATTATAGAGGATACGCCCCTATTTTCTGGCAAGCCTAACCACTCTATCGCTTTTATTCTGCTTAATTTTCTCATTCTCTATTTTTTTTGGCAGGTCAATCACAGCGATCTGACCAATCCCGTAATACTTAATATTTTTTCCAATTTTAACCCAGACATAAGTCCTTCTTATGTCTCCTTTTATCAGCACTAATCTTCCTGTCTTAATCTGACAAGACAATTGTACTGGCCTTTGAGCCATGCCCATAACAGGCAAGCACAAAAGCAATATCCATATCCATTTCATAACTGTCTGTAATTTTATTAAAGATACAACTAATTTATAACAATACAGGAACTTTTATAAAATATCTGTATTGTTTATCTTAGAAAGGTAAATTTTGAACCTCTCGTTTTCTTCTAAAGCTTTTTTTAGTTGAAAATCAAGTGCTTCTTTATCCTTTTTTTTTGTTGCTTTCTTCTCAGCATCAGAACCAATGCCCTTAATTTTGTTGTTAATTTTGTTGTCCTTATCCATGACTAACGTTTTTAAAGAGTTGTAAAATACCACAGGATACCAAGACTTCCACGAACTGGCACCTGTGGTTTTATAAGCAAAGCTTATTTTTGTAGTCCGATTAAATTATTGATGCAACCATTCTTGGTAACCAACCTCAAATGCTACAGGGTTAAATTTTCTACAAGCTTCTCCCCAGAGCCTTTTATGGCAAAGCTCTTTTCTCAGTTCTCCCCCTAAAATGTATTCATTTTCCTCGCTAACCTCCAATTCATTCAAGTAGTTCTCATATTCATCCTTACTTTTTACAGTAAAGGGAAGAATGAAGCACTCCTGGGCTATACATTCATCCAGCTCCATAGTCTTGGTGCCGCATTTGATGATGTATTTTTGCCCTTCTTTTGTTACTGTTTTAGTCATGTTCGACCAAAAAACTTTTTTTCCTTGATCGACCAACTCTTTTATTTCGTCAATCTCAAAATATTTTTGCATAGCTGCCATAGTTAGTTTTTTTAACAAAGTTTAAAAATCATATTCCACTGCGTTATACTAAATCACCATCTTCTTCAAATTCATATCCATTTGCTTCACACAATTCAAATAACCCTTCATTTGAATATTGGTATTCTGTATCTGAATGTAAAGAATTTAATACTTTATTTGCGTTACCTTCTCTTAATCCAATAATCAAATCAACATCCCAACAAACTCCAGTTAATGGGCAATCATCAGCACTAATCCTACATAATGCTTCGTGGTCATAATCTTTAAAAGTTATATGTTCCCCCCTCTGTGGAGTTTGGCTTATTGAATAATCAAAACAACCTCCTATTTTGGCCCTTAACGCCTCTATGCTGGAGATTATTTCATCTACGCTATGTTGGTTCAAGTCGTGCCAATTGTTTCTTATCCATTCAAAACATTTTTCTTTATTTGGATGCTCTGCTATTGTGTAAACTCTTGTTTCTATAATTCTCATAATGATTTCTTTTAATTGTTTAATAAAAATGCCCTTGATTTGGGCAGCTAACCAGGAGAACCTCTTTCCACTCCTCATCCTCATTTTCCACCAGATTAGGATGTATAACCCTAATCTCAAAGTTCTCCTCATCCTCAAACATTATCTTCCCTTTTCTCTCAGCCTCTTCTCTCAACTCAGTATCATAAAAGTCAAAGCTCTCATTTTCTTCTGGACTGGCATTAAACAGATAAGTATATACATAGGGGTGAAAAACCATATTTATCCCTATTTGCCTAGCATTTTCCCAAACTTCTGGTAAATTATCATCGATCTTTATTCCTGTGTTCATTTCGTAAGTGACAACAAAAATGTCTCTTCCGTAGGTGCAGTATCCATCATAGGAACCGCAAAACCATTTTTCTCCTTCGCTATTCAGAAGCCAAACAGGTCTTGCTGGCTTAGAATTGTATTTATTAGGGATGCTTTTCCCTGTATCCGTAGTCATAAAGCTTGACATTCCCATAACTTTTTTTTTAGTGTTATTTATTATTATTTTCGTGCTCTAAAACCATGTCTATATAGCATTCAATCGAATCCCAATTGATTCCTATATTAGCATCGATATTTCCTAAGTACTGAGCAACTTGATCGACTTGCGAGTTAGACAATTCTATGCCCCTATCTTTTGCGAGCCCAACTATATCTTCCTTTGTCCAAAAATGCTGGATATATCCAGCGTCTTTTAAAATCTTTTTTGCTTTTTCAATTTCTGACATAACTGTTTTTTTTAATGTGAATTAAACTTTTGAAAATCTTTTGAAGCCTGTGTATTTTTTGTGGGTAACTTTTTCTCCTTCTTTTAAGTTATAAAAAGAACCAGCAAACAGCTTGATAACTTTTTTGCCGTTTATTTTTATTTGCACACCAGAATGAGCGGCAAGATACCAGCCGTTAACGGTTGTGCCTTCTGCGTGGTCGGACGATTTTAAAGGCTTATCCGTGATAAGTGAGTATTCTCCATTATCTACGTTATAGTGCAGCCTAAAAGGGTAATCGCTTTCAATGTCCCTGAAAATTCTATTTGTTGGTTGAAGCATAACTGTTTTTTTCATTATACCATGTAATAAATTCTACTACTGCTTTATAGGTTTTTTGAAGCATTGTCATTATGTTTCCATCCATAGGATTAGGGATTACATTTTCTCCCTTTTGTGTGTTTATAAAAATATCGGCATTTATTCTATCATAACTATAGCCTAAACTTTCAATCTTCTCCACTACAGGCATTAACCAATCCCAAGATATATGGTATTTTGCTAAATTAATTATGTCTGGTTTGCAATCTGAATGAATTATAGGAACTTCATTATCTTCTAATATTGCTGACCATTGGTGGCCACAGTTATTGCACTCCCAATGTCCGTTTGTATCATGGACATTGTATTTCCCCATAAACTCTGCTATTAATCTATTGTCTTGATCAATCTTTTTCATTATTTCTATTTTTTAAATGTGAATTAATCTTTGTAAATTGAATAGAAATTTGCCCCTAATTCAAGCAAGTCGCAATCCGTTATTTTTTTAATGTCTCTCCCTCTTCTTAACGGCTCGTCATTAGATAGTATCCCCCTAATTACTTCAAGAGCTTCTTTTTCTGTGTATCTCTTAGCGCCTCTATGTCCAGCATCAACATATTCTCTCTTTTCTCTAAAGTAGAAAACACTACTTTTATAGAATTTTCCATGAAGGTCTTTTTTTCCTCTTAATCGATCTGACAAAACCTTTATGCAGATGCACTTCTGAGCCTTGGCTTGTGACTCAGTTGTTATCTTAGCATTAAGTACATACAATTTGCCGTTGTACTTAATTTCTTGGGGCAAATTAGCCCGTTTAAATGTTTTCATAGAACTATACTTTAAATGTGAATAATTGCAGCTAAAAGGGGAATCGAACCCCTTTTTTTTGATACCTGTATCTTAGCTGTTATCTTAGATCTAACCAAGAACCAAACCTATGCCCTGGTTCTATTTGCATTTTGAAATTTAAAAATATCAAAACCCTAAGAGAATGAGCATTCAGAACCGCCAAACTTTTGTCTGCCCCATAGAGTCTTGAAAACTCTTTTTTCATATCCTCTTGCTCTTTTGTCCAATTATCCCAAAGCTCATTGGATGTTACCTTATCTTCCACAGACACTATGTCTTGATTGAACTTAGCCTGTAACAAAATAAACTTTTTTCCTAGCCTCTTAATGTCTCTATTTAATTCCTTGTTAGTCATCCTTATTTAGTTGAAAGTGTTAAGAAATACTGTTTAAGTAATTCAGTATAGCGTATGTATTCTACGCTATCTTTTTCTTTATCGGTGAAAACTACAAAGGATTCACCCTTGAAAAGTTGATTTTTTAGAGTCAACAACTCTTTTTTTTCTTCTTCTGACATAGTTAGTGTTTTTAATCTTCCCATCTACAACCAAAAAACCAGTGGGTTGAAAATTTATTAATATTTACTTTGTTTGCGTGTTTCTCCAGAAGTTCGACTATTCCTTCTGAGATAGCCTCTTTTTCTGTTATCAATTCATTGGCTACAAGAAACCAACTTTTTTTTGGTCGATCTATCCTAATTTGGTCGGCTTCTTGTTTTACTTTGTAAAATTCCATAACTGTTTATTTAAAATTTTAATAATTACCCCATTAAGCACTCATCTGCCATAGAGGTATAATTCTCCTGAGCCAATATAATGTGGTCCAATACTGCCACATCTAAAAAGCTCAATGCTTTTTTTATTTTTATAGTGATAGCTTTATCTGCTCTGCTTGGTTCTAAATTTCCAGAAGGATGATTGTGACAAAGAATTATTGCCGGACTCAAACTTTCGATAGCATATTTGGCTATTAATTTGACGTCTACTACAGTCCCACTCATGCCTCCATGACTTATTTTTACATATCCAGTAACTTTATTCATTTGAGATAGTAAAAGAATGTAGAATGATTCGTATATATACAAATCGTCTCCAAACAAATTTCTACATGCATTTGCAGCATCTTGACTGCTTTTTATTTCTGGTTGCACAAAGTTTGTATTATTGTGCTTAACAGTAAGAATATATTCTCTTACTGTTTTCACTTCGACTTCTGTAGCTGTGGGAGTGGAAAATAAAGTTTGCATAGTTAGTGTATTTTAAATGTGGTAGAAATAATTATCGTATCATCCTCTTAAAATCAAAGGTAGTCTAAATTTATTTATAAAACAAGTTTTTTAATAAAATATTTGTAATTAAATTAAAAAACCTGTTTTTATCTATCTATCGTCTATTATATTTATTGTATTGAAGGATATATGCTTTTATATATTCTCCTGATTCTGCCATGAATTCTCCTATGGACTTAAATTCTACAAAGCGAAATGACAACGATCTATCACCGGATTCTCCGCAATATTTTATCGAAATTTCAGTTCCGTATTCCCATATATCAAGCTCATTATTTTTGTAGCAGTCCACCTCTACTACAAAGCGGAATCTAGTTTGCATCAATGTCCAGCCTTTTTGATAGTTTGGCCATTTCTTACGCATTCCTAAATCTATATTTATATAGCTTCCGCTATCGCTTGATTCTACCCCAAACCCAATATCAAAAAATGTCTCATTCAAAGCTGACATTAATTCTTGAGCCCTTGGAATAAGAAGCCCGTTCTTAATAGTTTCTTTATTTTCTAAAGCTATGGCTCGCTTTTTTTCATTCAATCTTTGCTCTTCTATAAAAGAAGCTAAATTGTTATTTAAAGGGACAAATTTATACTCCTTTAACTCTAATGTTATTTTTTTCATAGTTAGTGTAGTTAATTATTTAAAATATTTTTTGTTTTTAAAATCGTAGCTATATTTAATCGTAGCTACATTATTTTTACTGAGCCCTAAGTAGGCTAAGGATTTTTCCTTCTGTTCCTGTAGTAGGCTGTCATAGCTTCCTACGTGAACAAACTTACCTATCCTAGCACTAGAAGATATGCCGTTTTTAAATCCTATAGATAGGTCGTACACGTATGTAAATATAGTTGTGTTGTTTGTATTTTTGCTGCTATCAATAACGATAGCAGATTGAATAGTCAATAGATTAATATTTTTCATAATAGTTTTTTAAAATTGTGGTAGAATATTTTTAGCAGCCGTAGTGGGAGTCGAACCCACAAGATAAAATCTCAGAACCTTTTTTCTTACAGCTAACCTTTTTAGGCTTTTATGTCACTAATTTCTATGTAATTTTCTGCCCAATTATCACATAAGAACCCGTAACTTTCAGCGTTTGACGTTAAGCAGATAACATTAAACCCGTTTTTAGTAAGAATGTCAAAAGCTTGTTCTTGTAGTGGCTTATCACCACATGAAAAATATTTTCGCTTAACAGTACAGTCGTTATACCTTTTCTTTTCTTCTATACATATTCTTGCGCCCCTGGTGTTGTTAGGGTGGACGAATCTAGCATCTATCTTTCTATAATTTTTTAACTCATTCAACTTTTTCATAATAGTTTTTTAAAATTGTGGTAGAATATTTTTAGTAGCCGTAGTGGGAGTCGAACCCACAAGATAAAATCTCAGAACCTTTTTTCTTACAGCTAACCTTTTTTAGTTTACAGGATAGTAAACGGTTATAAAAATTTGCTCTAAAATTTCTACTCCATTTATAAAAACCCTTTTTTCCATGTTTGGAAAAGAAAAGTCGTTTAGGTCTATAGCGTATCTAAACGACTTTTGCAGCGCATCTATAACTTTGCAACTTGCATTTTTAGAAACAACCTTAATTTCCACTATAATTCTGGACCCTTTTATTTTCTTTACAGTCAAATTTTGAGGTAGTTGATTTAACTCAGAAGCTTGCCCCAAAGCAAGAGTAAAAGAATATGTTTTTGTACTTTGGCTATAGCTTTTTTCGCTGAGCCCCAAAAAGCAAATTATTAGAACAGTAATTAATAGCAATTTTTTCATAGTTAGCTTATTTAAAATTGTGGTAGAAAAATATTTTTAGTAGCTGTAGTGGGAGTCGAACCCACAAGAAAGAATCTCAGAACCTTTTTTCTTACAGCTAACCTTTAGGGAAAATTAGGGTTATACGGTTCTAAATCCTTTTTTCGCTTTGCCCACTTCCAATATGTGCCGCAAAGCACAAAACCGTACTTTTTTTCACACAAAATAAATTGATTAAAATTATTTCTATTTTGAGGCTCGCAATTATTTTTTTTACATTTGGCCTTATATTCTTGCCAATTTTCCTCTTGACTTTCGTCAAACTTTTTTGCTGGTAATATCATTTTATATAGTTGTGTATAAATGTGATAAAATTAGTGTAACACTGCCATAAATTAGGATACAAAGTGTTATGCTATACCTATTCTCTTTTCTGTTGGATCGATCCAATAATAGGCAAAGAATTAAGCCTATTATTATTCTGGTTGTATACATAATAGTTATTTAAAATTGTGGTAGAATATTTTTAGCAGCCGTAGTGGGAGTCGAACCCACAAGATAAAATCTCAGAACCTTTTTTCTTACAGCTTTTTCTATGGAGTTGAAAAAAATCACTCCCAAATAAGACTCAGCAAGTCTTTTTTTCCTGTCACAAAAACTTCAATCAACTCCGTTTTTGTAACTGTGGCAGTTTTCCAACCGCTCGAAGTACAATGTATATAATATACATTTTCCTTCATTTTTTCAATCTGTTTGCCATTTAGGTCTATTATAGAATCTCCTATGAATAGAGACTCAATTTTTTCTAAGTTTGTCATTTTTTGTAATTTTTTGTATAAATTAAAATTGTGTCCGAATCATCGAACCCTATTGTATTTATTTTGTCTTTTCTGTAGTCGTTAAATAGCTGCTCAGCTATTTTTTTTGCTTGTTTGTATAGCTCAAAATCTGAGCTATCATTATTAGGCAAATTGTATAAGGCTATAGAGACAAGACAAAATATATAATCTCTATCTTCAAATTTTTTGTTAATGTACATTTTTAGATTTTTTTTAACTGAGCCCAAAAAGTTTAGTCCCAAATGTTTCAATTTTATTGACCTTCGCAAAATTTGACGGCTTGTTATTTATAGTCCAATTTGGACTTTTTTTCGGGTTATAAGATACTTTTATACCCTCAACCCTTGTGGCGTCTTTTACTTCAACTTTGCCGCAAATAATGTAGGCACAAGGCCTTTTATTTTGGCCTTCAAAAATTTTTATACTTTGGTTAACCTTGTTATGTAAAATACAATCTTGCATAACAAGGTTTTGAGTTTCTGGATTGACATAAAAAAGGACTTCTCCTTGTTTACTGTCTGTTATATATCCTCTGACTTGAAAGAAACCAAAATATTGACCTTTGCTCAAATGTCTACGAATTGTAAATTTTTTCATTTTTTAGATTTTAGGAAAGATGATTTAATAAAATCTAAAATGCTTGCTTGCTGAGGTTCTGAAAAATATAAAATATCATTATTAGGTTCTATAATTAAAAAACCTTTTTTCTTATATATTATTCCTTCGATTTGTTCTTGGTCGTTACCCAACCAAAAATCCAAAGTAAAATAATACTCATTTTTGCAGTAAAAAGGAAGTGCAAAGAACTCAGCCGTTTTAGCATTATACTTGTCAAAATAAATTGACATTTCAGAGGGAAAAATCATAACAGTTAGATTTTTTAAAGTGGTAGAAAAATATTTTTAGTAGCTGTAGTGGGAGTCGAACCCACAAGATAAAATCTCAGAACCTTTTTTTCTTACAACTAATCTTTTTTAGCACTCGAACGAAAATTCTCTTATGTGCTTTGTTTGCTTGTCTGGACTTGTGGAGGTTAATCTTGTAACGTTGTATCCGTTACAAGTGTAACTTCTTACGGCATATTCAAAACCCCCAAACCTTCGAAATGCTTTGAGGGTGCTATCATTAGTAATATTGTGATACTGTTCTTTTGTGATTTCCTTTTTTATGGTTTCACCTTTTAGATACGTTGTTTTTGTGTTTGGATTTTTTTCTAATTTCGTGCTGTGCATTGTAATTTTCATAGTTAGCTTATTTAAAATTGTGGTAAAATATTTTTAGTAGCTGTAGTGGGAGTCGAACCCACAAGAAAGAATCTCAGAACCTTTTTTCTTACAACTAACCTTTTTTAGATAAACTTCTCAGCGTATAGAAAATTGAAACACTCTTCTGCATACAAAACACAGCTATACCCGTTTTCCTCAAATTCTGGAAAGTCGTCTAAAAACTCTAATGTAATAGCAGCACCAACGCTAATATCAAAAAATATATATTCATATAGGGCGGCATTTTCAAGAACCTCAGTTTTTTGTTCTTTACTGAGTGAATTCATTAAATTTTCAAATGGCATGTTTTAATTTTTTAAAGGATTTTAAGAATAGATAGAAGTGATATAAGCCTTGAAAATCTTAGCAACTGCGAGCACAAAAATTAAATAGATTAGCATGGTTAGTTAGTTTAAAGAATTAAAAAAAAATGTGGTAGTAGCAAGGATGTTATGTACGTCTCATCCTTGTATCCACAAATATACGACAAAAGAATCCATAAATACAAATGTTTTAATAAAAAAGATTTTATAAAGTTAAATCTATTTGTCAGGCATAATAGCTGTACCTTCGATATATAAAGGGTTTCAAGGCTAAAAAATAAATTAAAAATAAATTTAAAACTTTATAGATCTATTGAAAAAAACCACTAAAACGGCATAAAATACAAAAATAGGTCGTTGTGTTAATGTACAGATAGAATCCTATCAGCTAAAAAAAATTACATTCCTAAATGAAAAATACACGTGCACGTGCACACACGTACACACACACACACACGCACACACGTGCACACACGTGTAAATAGGTAGAACGTTTTGCCGCAAAAAGTGTCCTAACTTACATTTCTAAACAGTTTGCTGAAAGTGAATTTGCTAAGTGATTGATAGTCAATCTATTAAGTGTCTACTTAACATAATGTAAATTATAGGCTTTATATATAAGTAAGCGTATTACAGGAAAGTAGATATATATATACCTGCACTCAGAAACAAAAACAGAAAAAAAAAAGAGACCCCACCCCCAAAAAATATTGCGTTTCCTTTTTGTTTCAGCCGCCCCCAAAAATATTATATAAGCTTGACCCATTCACTAATACGCTCCAAAACACCAAAAAAATAATATAACCAGAAATGTTAGTAAAATAGTTGTTATATGCGTATATTGTAGATTATCGGACGATTTTTCACTAAATTTTCACCATTTTTTACTCAAAAAGTGCCCTGAGAGTCCAGAAACGCACTTCAAGGTTGTGGAAGAGAAATTAAGATAATTTATAAATTACAGTAAAAAGTTATGGAAGATAGCCCTGAGTACAGATTAAGCGGCAATAAATTATTCACATTTGGAACAGAATTACCCAAAGACAGGTGGTTGCTATTGACAAAACATGAGGTCCATAAGGTAATGCGAGGGGTAATAACCACGTATAAATACATTAAGGACAAGTATGGAATTAACGCCAGCAGCTACAACACATTAGTATTTGTATCGGACTCAGATGACATTCCAACGAACAAGATAATTGCATTAGAGATAGGTATTAATTTATCACAGGCTAAGTCAACGGTCAGCGCATTAATCAAGGAGGGTTTAATAGTAAACATCTCCCACCCATCAAGGAGGGGAGGGGTTTTTCAAGTAAGCACGAAGGGTGCGTATGCCATAAGGGACGTACAGAGCTATTTTAAGAAGATATTATCAACTGGATAGGGTTTATTATGCATGAATACATATCAATGGCTATTATGGGTATTTTATTATTTTGGGTTTTGATTGGTACGGGTTTATCGTTATTGGTTTTGGCATTCATATTTGTATGGTGGGTTATATGTCGTGACGACATAGACTTGCCATGAACGTAGGTGTATATGAGGGTTTATTTATTTATTAATTTATAAAAGCACAATTATTATGAGAAATTATTTAGTTATGATTCTGGTTATGTTTCTATTTACAGAAAGTCAAGGACAATTAAGGGCTACTACTGAGTCGGGGGATGTTGTATTATTGAAGGATGATGGCAAGTGGGAGTACTTGGTTGATGACAGCACATCGGTTGTTGAGTACAGTTGCGAGAATGTTATGAAGGTAACGGTAGACAAGGTTTCTGGAAAGTCATTTAGGAGTATGCGAGGCAGGGTTATTTGTTCTGACGATTCCGAGAATGGATTATCGTTTATGATGACCAAGGGTAGTAGTTCTTTGATATTGTGTATTAGGGCATTTGGGTCAGGGTCTTGTATAGGCGAGGACCAGAAGGTTAATTTCTTACTTGAGGGTGATGTTCGGCTAACGTTGAAGCATGATTCAGATTTTAACTGTAAGAATAAGTTTTTATTATACTTTGGGGGTGTATTTGGAAAGCGCAAGGAATTGGCTTTATTTCAGAGCAAGTTAATAAAGACTGTACGGGTATGGACTACGGATGGGTATGTGGAGGAGGATTTGAGTGAAGATCAAGCTAGGAAGTTACGCAAGGCATTTGAGTGTATATAAAGATAAGGGGGCAGGTGAGCATTAAACTACTTTACTGGGAAGGAAGTTATTTTTTGAAGGACTCCATCTGCCTCTGTTTTAAACTTGTGCAAAATATGCACAAGTTGGGGATTAAGAAATAAGTTATGAGAGATTTACCTAAAGGGTTATATAGGACTAAGGAAGGGCGCATAAGTGTTAAGTGTCGGGTATATGACATGAAGCGTAAGAAGTTGATAACGTTGTCTTGTGGTGTGTATGGTAGTGTAGTGATAGCATTGGGTGCTAAGGATGCGGTAGATAAGTTAGTAGGTCCTACTATAGACAGTAAGCGGAGGGTTCGTATTACTGCTGTTTTGAGTGCTGTGAACGGGTATAGGAAGAGTGTGGGGATGGATTTATTAAAGAAGCGAAATAATGTATTATGAGAAATATAGAAGAGTCGTTTAGTTATCCCATGTTGGTCAGGGCACCTTTGCTTTTGGGGGATTTTTTTGAGATATTACGGATCCAGTGTACTACGAATAAGCTGAAGGTACGCTGGCAAGAGTTTTGTCCACCTTATGTGGCTGGGAGGGATGAGGTTGATAAGTGTTTTGAATTTAAGTTTCCAGAACTACCTCCTCTTCAGTGGCCATCATTAAAGGGGTTATTTAGGTAGTGTCTTATGAATAAGTATATGTTAAACTTGTGTAGTCACAGTATAAGCTATGTGTTTATAGACTACGAGGACAGTTTGTTTTTTTATTCTGGGGGAATGCGCTATTCCAAGGTAGTGGGCAGTATGTTGTTGTTTGGCACTTATGCTGCTGCTAGGGAGAAGCTTATAGATATAGTTATGTTGCAGGTTTTGTCATTAGAGAGAGAGTTATTTAGTCTTAGGGTATATTTGGGTAATATTGAAAAAAAAAGAAACATGAAGATAGCATTAACTAAAGCTGGGGTGGTTACTCAGGAGGTTCTTGACGAGGGGGAGACATTTAAGGGGGCTAATAATATTGCTTTTGAGGACAGGGAGGAGGCTGAGGACTGGGGTGTATTGCATTATGGTCATGGTGCTTATGATTTATTGGAGTTGTGTGAAGATTGTGAGGATGGTAGTTATCGGGACGAGCCGAGTAATAAGTACAAGACTAGGAAACGTATTATTAAGAGGGTTAAGATTTTAAAGATATTGTGATGAAAATGGAGCGTAGGGATTATCCCCCTAGCGAAGCTGTTAGGCCCAGTAGTAGTGGAGAACACTATCGAGGGTATTTATTATACAGATAGAATTTAATAACTTAAATATATATTATGAAAAAGTATGTAGCAACGAAGGATGATTCCATTGGGGGAGTTCTTCTTGAAAATGGAAAGGTTCTTATTGCGAAGAAGGTTAACGGCCGCAAGGTGGTGGAGATCATAGAGCAGGCTGATGATATCATAGAGAAGGTTTTGCCTATAGCAAAGAAGATTATAGCTGCTATACAGGACTTTCTTAATTCTATCTTCTTTAGATTCCCCTGTGTGATAGTTCAAGACAAAAAGACTTACGTGTTCACTATGCAGCCAGCTCCGTTCAAGGCTATTGACAGAGTGTTTTACATGAATGAGTTGGATCGTAACGATATTATTTATCTTTGTGAAGATGAGCGCATGGTATCTGCTAAGGCAAGCTTGCGTAAGACTTTGAAGGGTTTAGGGTATATAGGATGATTGAGCAAGAGCAAGAAGATATACGGGAGGAGTTGGTGGATGTTAGCGAGGTTGATCTTGTTAATGTTGAATGTTATTACTTGCCGATGATAAAGATACAGGACCTTAAAGACAGTAATGTGGTGTATTGGGTAGTGGCTACTAATTTGGATGGTGGAGGGTATGTGGACTTTAGGGATGTTGGAAGGGCTAGGGATATACTGAGTGGCTGGAGGGATGAGTGTTTGGATAAAAAGATAATAAAAGTTGCTATGAGCGTATGAAAGTATTAACTTTATAATGACATGCAGGGGCAATTATGGGAAAAGTATATTTGTAAACACGCTAAGTTCGCAAGTTAGAAAAAGTTCTTACCAAGTCCTCTGCAATTTTTTCAAGTATAAATCAATTATTATGGCAAAGAAGCGAAAGGTAAAGAAAAAGCCTATTAAAAAGAAGAAGCGAGTGGTATTGGGTACTACTGGCTCTAAGAAGAAGAACAAGGGTTATTGATGATTTAGATGGTTGAGCGTTATGGAGTTGGATTTAAAGGTAAAGGAGCATAAGGGAACTTGGCTGTGCCGGGTATTGGTAACAGGTAGGGGTGCCCCTATGTCTTTTACTATAAAGGGTAAGCAGAGTCCAGAGGAGGCTTTTGATGCTGCTTTGGTTAAGTTGAAGATAATATATACCAGCAAGGTAGTTGGTAGATGAATATTAGTGCTTTTATCAGTTCTGGCCCATTCTATAGTGGGGATGGGCCTTTTTATCACAAAAAGCGGAAGAGTAAAACATATGGTTATGGGAAGGCCGAGGAAGTTTAGGATAAAGGCTTACAGGGAGTTCTTGGAGATGATGGTGGAGAGGTTTGGCTGGAGTTCTTATGGCATAGAGAAGGAAAAGCGTTTGGTTTGGTTTAAGATACGTAGGAACAAGAGGGTTTATTTGGACATTAGGTTTAAGAATTTTTACGAGAACAGGTATTGGGGGGATGAGAGGTTTATGACTTATGGGGTGGAGTGGATAAAGGTGGTAAAGATTGGTAAGCATAAGTTTGGGATGGATTTGAAGTTTTATGGGGTAAATATACCAAAGGATGGTTATATACATCAGCAGAGCAAGCTTGATGAGTTCTTGCGTATATTGGAATATATGTCAAGGATTGGATAGAATTATTTTATAATATTAAATTTGCAGAGCAATGGCATTAAGTAAAAAACGTATTAGTGGTGAAACCATGACCTTAAAGGAAAACATTAAGGAGATTGAGGAGTGGCTAACCAGAGAGAAGAGTAAGTTTTATTTAGGGAAGGATGATAATATATACAAGACTCGACTTCCTGATAGGGGTTCGGCCTTGCAGTTGATTAGGGGGTATCAATCGGATTTTTTGTCTATTTACGTGGATAGGCATAACTACAAGGTGTCTATACATGTTAATGATCAGAGGGCAAGTGGGATTGTGGACATGAATAAATCGATGGTGGAGAATCCGGATTTCTTTTATGCGATGGTACGGGAGAAACAGTTAGAGTGTGAAAAATTATATAAACAACAACAAAAAAGAAGGTAATGGGACATAGTAAACATATAGACGTTTCTAAGAGTGGGGATTTGATAGCATCTTTAATAGGGCGCTATTCTGATATTATTACATCTACAATGGGGCCAGGGGGTGCTGTTATATTGATACAATCTACCTTTGGTGCTATGGCTACCAAGGATGGGGTTACTGTTAGTAGGCATATTGCTCCTAGGGGGAGTTTGGACCAGTTGATAGCAAGGATGATAATTGATGCGGCAAACAGGACTGTTAAGGAAGTTGGTGATGGTACGACAACAACGGTGTGTTTGTTGTCTGCTATTTATGGGCTTTGGAATGAGACATACAAGAATGGTGGTTTTGATAAGAGGGACTTTTTGAGTGGCATGGATGGTGCTGTTAAGGATATTATAGACCATTTAGAGGGTAGTAGCCGCAAGATAGTGGGAGATAGTGGGAATATAGATAAGGATGCTTTAAGGCATGTTGCTATGATTGCCTGTAATGGGGATGAGAATATAGCTGGGATGGTTAGTGATCTAGTGTATGATGTAGGTATTCATGGTCGGGTTACTATAAAGAGGAATTTGGGGCATACTACTTATTGTGATAGGTTGCCTGGTTATACATTTGATACGGTGCTGTTGGGTAGACAGCACTTGAAGGACAAGATGGAGGGGGAGGTAGTATTGGAGAACCCTTTGTTTATAATGAATGCAGATCACTTCGAGCATGATATGGAGATTATTCCTGTTATTGATGCGTGGTTGAGTTCTAATGAGCTTAGAGGGGAGAATGGGAATATACGTCCTTTGGTTATTGTTACTACAGGATTGACAGGAGGAGCAAGGTCTTTTATCTCTGCTAATGCGGAGAAGCATCCTGTTTATGTAGTTCAGCCACCTTTTGGCGGCAATCAAGGTTGGGATATAATGAGTGACTTGGCTGACATGACGCAGACACATCAAGTGTATTTGACTTCTAGGGGAAAGCCAATAAAAGATTCTTTTGGCCAAGACTTTATGGAAGATGAAATGGATGCGGATGAGACTTGGAAAGAGTTTGGTAGTGCTCGTAGATGTATAGTGAGCCTTAACCAGTGTAGTATAGTGCCTAATTCGGACTATGATAGTGTTTATAGGATTAGGGTGCTGGAGAGGGAGATTAAGGATTCTAAGAAGGAAGGGGAGATAGCTTTTTTAGAGCAGCGTATTGCAGCTTTAAGTAGTGGAATTGGGGTGGTTTATGTTGGTGCGGATTCTGATACAGAGGCGCATAGGATTGAGCATGCTGTTGATGATACGTCACAAGCATGCTTTACTGCTTTAAAGGGGGGTGTTGTACCTGGAGCTGGTCGTGCTTATTGGAGTGCTTTGCATCAGTTGAGTAAGTTTAGGAATGAAATGGTGCAAGGCACTAGGGTTATGGATAGCTATTATAGTGGGTATAGTATGGTTTTGTTGGCTGCAGGGATTCCAGCTTATTATGTTATAGGAAATTATACGGGCAAGGATAAGACTACAGTTATGGGGGATATATCTCAGTTATTGCATTTGCACCCGAAGCTGGGTAAAGATTTGTGGATGGGATGGGATGCCAGAGGAGAATTAATTGGAGATATGTTTACTGAAGGGATAATAGATCCTACGCTGGTGTGCATATCTGCCTTGAAGAATGCGGTATCTGTAGCTAAACAATTGATTCATGCTAAGTATGCGTTGGTCGAGGATAAGGTAGAGAGTGTTGTAGGGCAGGTTAGCGAGGACGAGAAGTTGCCTGATCAGATCGATAAAGAATCCATTAGGGAGTTATATAGGAGATTAGATTTGTTAAAAGTAAATAATGTTGTATAATGGATAAAGAAATAAAACCTAGGGTGGGTCATGTCTTGTTAGAGGATGTTACAATAAGGCACAAGGGGCCACAAATGTTTGGGGAAGTAAGACATAGCCAGCCTCAGTTGGCCAAAATCGTGTCTTTTAGTAAGCCTACAAGTCAAGAGAGGGAGTTTATTCCTTGGGATGACCAGATAGAAGTAGGGGTAGTTGTTCTCAAGCCAGTCACTCAGAAGTTTGAGTTTGACACAGGAGATGGAAGGAAGTTAATTGTTTGTCATCATTCAGATCTTAAAGTATTCTTTTCCGTAAGGGAGGGGAATAGCTTAGATGCTGGGTTGGTTAAAGCTATAGAAGATGGCCAGTTGCGTTAGACCTTATCACATAAGTAATAATTTGGTGATGATACAGCCTACTGCCCATTTGACAAAAATAGGCGAGTGGGTTATGTATGATGTGCATGACTTTTCGCATCACTATACGGTGAAGGGTACGGTTTTGATGGTCCCTAAGTTGTTGTATGATGCTGGGGATAGTATTCGAGGACTGGAGAGGTTTGACAGGAGCGAACAGTTGGTGAAGCAAAAACAGTTCTTGAATAACAGGAGCTTAGAATTTGCAACACAGATGGAGGTCCAAGTTGGGGATGAAGTGGTGTTCCGGTACTCTAATCACATGGAAGCTATGGCTCAAGGACTTTATTGGCATGTAGATAGCAATAAGGTTCCAGCTATGTTTGTTCCCTACGACACTTTGTTTATGGCAAATAGAGGGGATGACCAGATAATGCTTAATGGGTGGGCATGGGTAGAACCTGTGCTTTGGAGTAAGGACGAGTTGGAGAATGAGCATGGAATGGTTGTGGAAAAGATGGCCAATAGAAAGACAGGGATAGGGGTTGTGAGAAATATAGGAAAGGTGAATGGTAATTATCTTTACGATAAGAGAGGTGGAGATGCAGACGATGTGGATGTTGGGGATACTGTGCTGTTTAAAAAAACGGCAGGGGTATGTGCTGAGTGGTTTTGTCACCAGAGTTTAAATAAAGGTAGGTATCCTTATTATGTTATGCAAAGAAGAGATATTTTAGCAAAAGTAAATAGCAATGGTAAGATCTGATTTTTCTAAGATGGAGTTTAATCCATTTGATACATTTGGAGATACTTATATCTTTAAGCACTACAAGAGGCTTGGGCAGGTTCCTGTGTTTAGTGTTGTCACTCCAGAGATGAAGGCGCTTAAATGGAAAGGAAGGAATCTATCAAACCTTCTGGGATTTGTTATCATCTTTATAGATACTCAAAGCCCTATGTTTGATGAGAGGGACTTTGATAAGCGAAAAGAAGAGTCTCGCAAGGTTATGAAGATTGATAAGGATAGTGTAGAATGGGCTGCTATTGAAGAAGAGAATGAGTTGTTTAGTGAGGTGGTATTTGAGTTTTTCAAGTTAATACATGACGCAGATTATGAGCAATGGTTTACTTATAAGATGCAGATTCACGACTTTAATAAGTTCTTGAGAAAGGCATTGACGAGCGACCCTAAGAGGGTGGCTGTAGAGTTAAATGCCCGTAAAGCGTTGATGAAGGAGCTTGGTAACATGAAGGAGCACATGCAAGAATTAGAGGCGGATATATTTGATGATATTAGGCTGTTGCAGATGATAAGTAAAAAATCTACTCAAAATTCAGTTGGAAGCTATGCGGAGAAATATGCGAAGCTTCCAGAATTTCATGGAAAAAGTTAAATGGCAAAAGAATACTTATATACATCCGAATGGAGGTGGGACAAACCTTACGGCACTATGGAAATAGATGGCTTTGAGGTCCCTGTGGTATTGCCTAAGATGCCAGACAAGAAGAAGATAATAAACTATGGCAAGAAGATAAAGGACCAGAAGTTTAGAAAAGAGGTTATTCCAGATGATCTTGAAAGGTGGCCAGAAAAGGAGATGGATAAGTTTGTGGAAAAGATGTACCACAAGAGGCAGCATGGGGAATGGTGGTACATAAAGGGACAGCCTTACTATATTACAGGAAAGTTTTGGCACTACTTGAATTTTTGGTGGGTAGAGGCAGGTATGTATCCAGAGTTTAGAGAGGGAGACATGCTGTTCTATTTGGTTTGGGAGCATTGCTGGAGAGATCCTAATTGCTGTGGAGAGGTAGACATTAAGGGTAGACGTATGGGGGATACAGAGAAAGCACTGCATCTAATGTACGAATTAGCATCTGGCACAAAATATACTTGGTGTGGAATGCAAAATGTTACCGATACGGATGCAGGGGTTAATTTTAAAAGGATTGTTGCTGCGCATTCAGAGATGGCATTCTTCTTTCGTCCTATACTACCAAGCTCCTCAGACCCAGGAGAAGTGCTAGAGTTCAAGTATCCTAGAAAGATATTCTCCCTCAAGCAATTGGAGAAAAAGAAGAAAAAAGGTACGGGGCAAGGGGAATTGACGTACAAGTATGATCCTATTAAATCTAAGATAGATTTTAAGGCCAGTGTATTAGGTGCTTATGATGGGGATAGGTTAGGGTTGTGGCATTTAGATGAGCCGGGTAAGATAAAGGCCTTTGATGTAAATGCCCAGTGGCGAAGGGTGAAGCCAGCTTTGGCACTAAAGAATGGTAAGGATATCATAGGCAAAGCTTTGTGGACAACTACCGTAGAGGATTTTGAGAGTGCGGAAACAATGAAGCATATTAAAAAGACCTTTGACGAGTCTAACCCAAAGCAAAGAAATAAAAACAATAGAACAAAGAGTGGGCTTTATAGGTATTTTAGGAATTGTGTTTATGCTTACGGAGTAGACGAATGGGGTTTTCACTTGAAGGAAGAGTGTATTGAGTTCGTAAAGAACGAAAGAGAAAGCTACGAATCAGACACAGATTGGGATGGATTGGCAGATTTTAACAGAAAGCACCCTATTACTATTGAAGATGTATTTCGTCCTCCTCATAGTGAATGTGTGCTCTTTCCTGTGTATTTAGACAAGAGGATATCACAAATAGATAACGGGTTGGCTGGAAATGATCAGCCATTAACTGCAACAGGAAGTGAGGTTAAGCCGTTAGAGATAAAAGGAGACTTTGCTTGGGTTGATGGATTTGGGTCAAAAGTTAAGTGGATGCCAAATGCCAAAGGTAAGTGGAGAGTGTCACATCACCCAGAGAAGCCTAACAATTGCTTCGTAAGGGAAAATGGTATTCACCCTGGCAATGATGCTTTGTACACAATGGGGGTGGATCCTGTTGACCACATGGCAGAAGATGGAGGTGGCTCGGATGGAGGAGCTGCTATATATCGTAGGTTTAATGAGATGGTGGACTGTAATTTAGACAGGAACGAAGAAGGGGAAGTACAAGAGTGGGATGTTTGGAAGATGCAGACAGATAGGTTTATAGCGGATTACTTGGATCGGCCAGACAATCCTTATGAGATCTTCGAGCAGATGTTGATGGGTGCGATTTACTATGGAGTAGCAATATTTCCCGAAAAAGATAGAGGTTCAATAATTCCTTGGTTTGAAGATAAAGACTTTAAGCATTACATTAAGAGAAGGCCAAGGCAAACGGTAGTAGAAACTGCAGGGAATAAGAATAAGAAATTTAAAAAGGAAAAAGGAATAAAGGCAAGTAAGGGAGTTATTCACTTATATACACAGGAATTAAAAAAACATGTGTACTTTAGGTGGCAGACTTATCACCATACAAGGATTCTAAATGACTTTAGAGAGTATAATGTAAAAAATAGGACTAAGCGAGATTTAACAGTAGCATGTGGCATGGCTCTGTTGGCCGCTATGGACCACAAAGAGTTGGGTAAGAAGAAAAAAGAGGATGATTGGTCTAAAGGATTGCCAGTTAAAAAAAGAGTTCACAGGATATGATAATTGTACTATGGTTAGTGGTTTTTATTGTCCATTCTTATTGGTATGACAGCCCCAGGGATGATCGTGAATACTCCTTTAAAGAGGACTTTAGAAGTGCAATATTATATGTTTTAATGTGCTGCGGTGTATTTAGTTTTTACAGCCCAATGGCATTAGCGGTTGTAATGTCTTGTGTAATTGGCTGTTTTTATGTATTTTGTGGGACATGGGTAAAATGCGTCATGGTTTTTGCGGCTAAAAAATGGCATTGGCCAATGTTTTGGTGGGTTAGTAATTTGCAGGTAGCTACATCTGTATCTTTTTTATTCGAGTTATATTATTATGGCTGAAAAATATTTAGGAGAAAAGGACTTTAAGGATAAGAAGAAAAAGTATAACATGCCAAATCGCTATGGCGTGAAGGACGATCCTTTCTATCTCAAGATGTGCAAATACATCTGGTCCCAATACAATAATAGTGGATCAACAACTGAGTATGGTGGGTATAGCGGAGGTAGCGGTAAAAGCTTTTCAGAGCTTAGGTTGTATGCCCTTGGCTTGCAGGGCAAGCGTAGATACTTAGAGTTGTTAGATGACTGTGACGAATTTACTAATGAGGGTTATTTGAATCTAAATCAAGAGATAGTACAGATACTACCTAAGTTTAGAGACATAGTAAAAGGGAAGATGCTATCTATGGGCTTTGAGATAACTACCCAAGCGTTAGACGAGCTATCCAGCAAGGCAAGACTGAATCAATCCAATAAAATGAGACTCTTGACCAGCCCAATGATTAAAGAGTTTATGGAAAAAACAGGGATTGGTCCTCCAGATGTTGAACTACCCCAGTACATAAAAACAGCCGAAGAGGTAGATGTTTGGATAAAAATGGGAGGCGTAAGGCTAGAGTGGGAGATGGCAATGGCAGACGCTTTGCAAAGTACTCAATACGAAAGCCATTGGGAAACTATAAAAGAAAAAAACATAGAGGATATTGTGGATTTAGGGATATGTGCTATAAAAACTATAGTACACAAAAAAACACATAAGGTTATATCTGATTATGTAGACCCTGAGAAATTAATCATACAAAAATCCAAATACGCAGACCATCGTGACAGCACTTATGCTGGAGAAGTCAGAAGTGTAACTATTGGCCAGCTTCGCATGGAGTCAGATCTTACTGAAGGTCAATTGATGAAAATTGCAAAAAAGTACAAAGGAAGGAATGGGAACAGCAATGAGTTTTCTACGCCTTCTGGGATAGAGTGGGAAAAGTCTTATAGAGGCGATTACGACTTTAATAGTTCAGACTTGAGCTACAATGATTTTAGGGTGGATGTACTAGAATGTTACTTTATAGCTAAGGACGTAGAAAGATATTTGGTTGGAGTTAGGGAGGACGAAGGCAACTATATTTATGATAAGGTAAAAAGGAATGCCAAGCTTAGTTCAAGAATGAAAAAGCGAGGCAAAAAAATGGATGACAATATAATAGAAAAATGTTATCGATGTTGCTGGGTTATTGGGTGTGACGAAGTGTACGATAATGATGTGGAATACGCTATTGCCAAAGCTAATAAAGATGGCATAAAGCAAGCTCTATTGCCTATACAGGTTTACTCTAACAAATCTAAGAGTTTAGTTGAAAGATGCATAGCCTTTGTTGACGATATACAACTGGCTACTTTAAAGAAGAGAAATGCTTTATCCAAGATGGCTCCTGGGCCAAGAATGGTAGTTGATAAATCGCTACTTAGAGATTCCGTTAATATAGGTGGAGATGTGTATTCGATGCTTGATCTGCTTACATTGTACAGCAAGTCAGGTGTTCTTATTGTGGAGTCTAAATCAGAATACGAAGGTGACGAAGGCGGAAGCAATAGGCCTCCTTTTTCATTTATGCCCTCTGGTGTACAAGAAGATTTACAAATATTTTTGACTGAAATTGCAACAAATATAGATTCTATACGTCAAGTAACAGGTATAAACGAAGTTGCGGATGGTACATCTCAAAAGGGAGATATGCTTGTTGGGGTAATGCAAAACCTATCTGCTGCTACAAATAATGCACTTAGGCCACACTTTAACCTGTTAGAAGGGTTGACTAAGAATTGGGCAAGATACACCACGTTGAAGTGGCAGACAGCTCTTATGGGTGGAGATATAGATATAAATTTTATCCCAATAGGAGATTCAGTTATAAAATCCATCAGTTTATCAAAAGAGTTGTACATGTACGACTATGGCGTAATGATGACTTTAGTGCCCACGCAAGAAGATAAGCAGTTATTAATGCAGAACTTGCACGAAATGAAGGCACAGCAACAAATAGGGGTAGATGACTTCTTTATGCTGTGGAGTATGGTCAAAAATGGAGATATTAAGAAAGCTCAACTGTATCTATCTAAAGCTACAAAATCCCATGCAGCTCTTATGCATAAACGAAAAATGGAAGAATTTGAAGTGCAGGGCAAGTCAAACGCAGAAGCAGCTAAGGTGGCAGAGCAAGAAAGAAGGCTTACCATGCAAGCTAAGATGGAAGGAGATTTAATGAAAATTGCAGCACAAGGAGAAGAGGATAGAAAGACAATAGAATTTCAAGCGCAGTTTGATTCTAAGAGGGACGAGGACAAGGATACAAGGAAATTTGGTTCCGAAGTGATGCATAAAAGCTTAGACAAGCAACTAGAATCAGCGCAAGGAGATGGGCAAGGGCCAGAATTGAATCAAGGCCAAGTTTGATAAAGTTGAAAAAATTGTTTATTTTTGAATAAAATGTACATATTATGTTAGATGGTAATGAGCAAAACGATCTAGGAAACGCAGATGATTTCGTAAATAGCATTAATGGTGATGCTGAGACAGCACCCACCGTAGATGCTCCAGAAAAAATAGGCGAGTTCGAGTCGGAAAGTTATTTTAATGCAATGAGTGGCCTAACCGAAGGCAAGGTTAGCTCCTACGAGCAGTTTCAAGAAAGCTTAACCTACAGGTCAAAGCATGACGAACTGCAAAGCAAGTACAACGAATTAGAGGCAAAATCTCAAATGAATCCTTTTGCAAATGATTTATCTAAAGAGATAAACAGATTGTTTAAGGACAACGCAACAGAGTCAGAGGTTTTGAGCTTTATAAAGTTGCAGCAAATGAATACCACTGAAATGTCAGAGGAAGATGCGATCAAGTTGCATCAGAAAATGTCTATGGGTGGAGCATTGTCGGAGGAGGACATTCAAGATTGGTACAACGAAACTTACGGTTCAGACGATGATGAGCTTACCGGAATGCAAAAAGTCAAGAAATTTGAAGCTGCAAAGGCAGCCAAGGAAGGGCTTGGCAAAATGAAGGTAGATTCTGGAGAACCTGATTCCGTTAAAAAGAATCGTCAAATCCAAGCAAAGTACGAAAGCGATTCTAAATGGTGGGGGAATGTGGTTAATAAAACCATCACCAATAAAGAGAAATACAATGTGTCTGTACCTGTCGGTAAGGATGGGGACAAAGATATTACATTGGATTTTGATTTTCCCGTACCTCAAGAGGTTCGAGACGTAATGCAGATTGAGGCTACAAAATATGCTGCCTATAACCAGCTCAGGAATAATGATGCTGATTATTCAAAGGTGCAAGAGTTTTGTAATCGTGTTATGTGGGCCAATTGTGGTGCAGCTATTGTTGAAGCTGCTGTTCGGAATGCCAAAAGTACTACGACAGAAGAAGTCACCAAGTCACATCATAATGTGAAAACATTAGGACAAGGCGATAACAGCAAGCCGCTAACTTCTGCGGAAAAAACAAAAGCACAAGAAAGGAGAGCACATTTTAGAAAAGCTGGTCCCTTCTAATTACAGTTTAGAAAATGGATAAGGTCATTGATAAAATATTTGAAAATCTAAAAATCTATATATCATGGCCTATTCGCCTTTTATTAATCCAGCTCTTTCTAAGCAGGATTTAAAACCGAACGTGTATTCTACTGTGGGTGGGGGTACATCTTCTCAGACAGTCATATCGCAATATGACCTTTATCGCCCAAATGAACTTGTACAAGTATTTGAACGCCACACTGAAGGTGGAGGATTCCGTATTATGTTAAAAGCTATGGGCTTTAACAGAGGAACCTCAGCACCTACTACTGGGCATTATGAATATCCTTGGAGAGAGAATCTTGTAACGGTTGGTGGAATTGTGACCGCCTCTACGGGTGCTGGTACAGATGTAGTAATATCTCTTGACCCAGGGGATATGTTTGACCCAGGGGTAAGTATTGGTCCAACGGCACAAAGAGCTTCTTATCCTATCAAAAACGAAATCCTCATCTTTAGAGATGGTGCTTCTGCAATGATTACGGATAAAGATACTACTACAAATCCTTTGGTTCATCAATTGACATTAACGCCTTTGGATCCTTTGGTGGATTTGGCTACTTCAATTTTAGCAGCAGAAAGTTATTTTGTATCCTCAAATGCTCACGCAGAGGGGTCTGAATTACCTGCTGGTCGTGTGCCTCGTATCATTACGTACACTAATGACTTCCAGATAACTAAAGTTAAAGCACAAAGTACTGGTACTGAATTGACCAATACAATGTACTTTGAGCCTGTTGCTGGTCTTGAAGGGTCGATCTACTTGAAGGTCAAGCAAGATATGATGTATGACTTTGAAAAACGCTGTGATGGTGCTTTGATTTGGGGTCAAAACATTACTAACATCTCAGAATTTGTTCCTCGCCTTGGGCATGATGCCCCTATTCGTGGTACAGAAGGGTTGATTGAATTTGCGAGTACCAATGGGAACGTTGACAACTATGTTGCAGTTGGGGGTTATACCTTAGCTGACTTTAGAGACTTGGCAAGGTACTACGAAGGAGAGCGTGTTGGTACAAATACCTTTATGAATCTAATGGGCTTCGAGATTTACCAAGAAGTTGAGCAAGAAATGGCCGACTTTTTGAATGCAGACACAGCTACCTTGATGACTAAAGACTTCTTCTATGGAGACTCTGTGTTTGATCACCTTGAAGATACTGAGTATTACAAGGAACCTGCTGAGTTTGCTCTTAAAATTGGATTTAAAGCTATCAAGATTGGTGGATACAACTTCCTATTTCGTCATTTCAGAGATTTCAACACAAAAGTTGGAGCAGGTGCAGATGGGTATGACTACAAATCTTGGCAAATAGTTATGCCAGTAGGTTTTGCTACAGACAAATCAAGCAACACTACACGTGGGACATTTGGGTATGAATACAAAATAGCTGCAAACGGGTATTCTCGTGAAGAGATATTTGGTGAGATCACTGGTGCTGGTGTAGGAGGAAGAACAATGTATCGTCCAGCTTCTCATGGAGCAGATGTGCATGAATGCTATTTGATTTCTGAATTTGCATTTCACCCTACTTGTGCTAATCACATTACAATACAGAAGCCTCAATAAGCTTATGTTTGATATAATCATAAAGCAGCCTTGCTTGATGCAAGGTTGCTATTTTTAAAAAACCTTAAATTGTAGATGGTATGGGGTTAATATTAGATGGGACTTGGAAAGACAAGTTTTATGACGATGCGCAAATGTCAGGCAAACAGGTTGCGGAATTATTTGAAGTAGCTGTAGAATTGTTTGACAAAAAAGAGCGACTTGGCAAGAACGTCCAGTTTGAACTTCATAGTTCAAAGCGCAAAACAATTCGTGGTCAAAAGAGGATGATTAAGCAATTTAGCTTACCCTCGACATTCACTAAGACAAAGGGTGGTGATACTATCACTATTACCTATTTCGATAAAAAAATAATGAAGAAAGACAAGGATACGGGCAAGCCGTACCCTATGCTTACGCCAAGAAAGGTGACTTCTGATCGAATGGTTGCAAGTTATGATGTAGATAAGTACATGGATAAAATCGTGTACTTTTCATTGCATCATCAATGCCATACTTCTCCTTTAGCCGATAGTGATGGCGAAAAGATGTATGGGTTGAAGCTGCATGGCAAAGAAGCAAAAGTTTATCTTGATAGCAAAAGAGAGCAAAGCTACTTGTATAATAAGATATTTAGCGATCCTGTTATGATTCTAAGACTTCGTGCTAAAGGGTTAGGTATCAACAATGTTGATAACATGCAAGATGAATCTGTGAGAAAAGTGCTATCTGAAAAGTTAGACGCTGCGATTGCTGGAGTAAATGGACAGAACTTCAAGAAGTTTGAATCTGACTTTAATGCCCCTTATTCTGGGATCAGAGGACAGGTCCAAGAATGCCTGGATAAGGGCTACTTTGTTAAAAAACAAGTTGGGGAGAGAACAGTGTACTACTGGAAACCTAAAATGGAGATGACTGGCGAGATTTGCAAAGTGCCAAGACATAAGCACCCAGTAGACTTCTTAGTTGACCACATGGTTAGCAATTGGGATACCTACCATACTTATATCAAAAATGCTATTAGGTATGGAGACAGAACCAATGAAAACACTGTGAACGAATTTGAGGACGAGATGAGACAGCAATCGGCAAAGAAAAAGAAGGTATCTCAAATGAGCATAGGGGATGTAGTGCAAGAAGCTGTACGCCTTTCAGCAATAGTTTACAATGTTGTAGATAAAGGGGTTTATTTGTATGATCCAAAATCTAAGAATGGTCTGGCCTCGGACCCATTCATGGTTGCAGAACTTGCAACATGGAGTGCAGAAGTAGAGGCAGAGTTGAGCAACAAACCAGAACTACTAAAGAAAATTTCCCAAAAGATCAATGGGAAAAGATTAGGAGCGAGTGCTAAAAAATAATTAAAATGGCCTATGTACCGACTATTTTAATAAACTTAGACGAAAAGGATGCTAACTATGGCAATATTGAGTCAAGTTTTGAAAATACAACAATCGGGGGTATCACTGAAAATGTGTACTACCAAGTAACTTCTCCCTCTGGGAATATAATCAAATCTACCGATTTGGTTACACCGGATGGGACTATCTTTTTGGCTCAACCATCTGCAAATATGCCATTGGTACCACTACCTGTAGTGGCCAATGGCGATTTTGAAGAAGGAGATTACGTTGTGCTATTTAGCGTGGAAGATACTGCTGCACCAGGTGTCTTTATAGAAGTAAGTCTAACATTCACGTTAGATATTCTAAATCAAGGGCAAGACACCTGCGTCAAGAAGGGGTTGATAAATTTTGATGTAGATTGCTTCTGCTTACAAATGACCGTTACGGACTTAACAGACTACAGCGATGTAGCGTTTGTATCAAGAGAGTTGACTATTGTTCCCCCAACAATACCGGGCCAAGCCGCACCTGTTAATATTGTAACTCCAGACGCTTCGGCATCTTTTAGTTTTTCCTATTCTGGGGTCACCTACAATGCTAACTTGTATTCTGTTTATGAGCATGTAGCAGTATCGTCCCCTTCTGGGTTTCCAGATGTTATAATTAGAGAGAGCTTGTGCTTTACCGAGGCATACCAAGTAGTGTGTGATCATAATTTGTGTAAACTATTTGATTGCATTGAAGCGTTCTTCGAGAAGTGCAAGAAAGACGCTAGTGATGTAGGGGGCATACAAAACCTTCCTTTTGAAAAACTGGAGAAGTGGCTTTGCATAGAGAACCTTCTAACAATGTACTCCTTTGCCGCTAAGTGCAACAATACTACTTTGCTGGAGAAGATATTTAAAAAAGTGCAAGAGGTTACAGGGTGTGATTGTGGGTGCGATTCAGAGTCATCTACTCAGATAATCAAGCTGGTTGCTGTGTGTGCAGGTGGATCAGGGGTTAATACTGTGAACGGTAATGCACCAATCGTAGTAAACACTGTAGGAAGTACAGCTACAATAAGCCTTGACGCAACATTTACAGCCTTAGTGACTTCGGGACTTCAATCTTTAGTGGTAGATACAGGAAACAATTCTTCGGATTACCTAACAGTTGGTCCTGGGTCAACAGCTACGGAAAGGAAAATAACTTTTGACGATAACCCTTTTAAGTATGGGGCCTATACGGTGTCCACAGACGCAAAGATGGTTGCAGGGTTTGGGGTTGTAGTGTCAACGGTGCCATTGCCAATAAGATGGGCTAAAAATGAGTTCTTTGACAGGGTAGTGGTGGATGGTTCATTTAGGGTTAATTTAGCTTCTATAGGGGTTCCGATATGCTTGTTTGATGCCACAGTTGTATCTCCTATTGTGATACCTACCAATTCGTTCACTCGCAGTGGACCTTCCGTTGGGTGTTACAATGCAAATGGGGAATGCATAGGAAGTTTGCAATTAGGAGGATTTGGGGTGGTAAGAAATTTATTATTTACGGCTAATGCCTTGTACATTGTTGGAGATATTGTATTCACTAATGGTACGTTTAATTTAGATTGATTATGGCAGATTTCGATGCTTATTTGGGCAACAACAACGGAGTGGTAATGGTGTTTGGTGTAAGGCAAACTGGTGGAGAGCAGTACCCATCTTTCTACATAAATGACTTAGAGGAGAACGCAAGCTCTTCAGAACCAAGTAGAAAAGAAGCTACAGCCCATAGCCAAGGGCTATATGCTAACACTCCAGAACAAAGAGTGAGGATAGAACGTTTGATCAAAGAAAACATAACTAAAATAGGGGGCAACTACACATTTAGAAAAGAATTTTGGTTTAACCAAACATTGTCAAGAGGCGCAGCGTTAGATTACATAACAGCAGATGACATAAATGGTCTACTTGCCCATGCAAGTAGTGAACGAATGACCGAGCTTACTGGCGGTGCTCCATTAATTGATGGCCTATTAGGAGGGACTTAATATGATAAGCGTACAAAAAGTTTTCAATAGAGTTCGAGACTTGTCCAGAAAGGACAAGGCTGGGTACATGAGTTCTGAAGAGTTCAATAGAGACTTGTCAGAAGCGCAAACCCTATTGATGGACTATTATTACAAGATGTTCGAGCAGCATCAAAGGGCCTTAGATAGCTTGGAGCCTTTTATTAAGGTAACAAATTTGCCTATACTTAATCAATTCTGCGAGTTTCCAACTGATTATAGGCATAAACTAGAAGCTGGCTATTGCTTTACTAAAAATTCTACTAAAAAAGCTGCGGATTGCGACATAGCAAATATAGGGAATAATTGCATTGTGGGTAATCCTACTGTTGACGTTAGAGGGATGCAACATCTAAACTCGAATGAAGTGCTTAAAACACTTAGTTCGTCAATAAGAAAACCTAAGATTAACCTAGAAAAAGGTACGGGTAAGTTTGCTTATGAGTTGGTGAATAATAAAATAAAGGTGTACCCTAAAGAGCTTAATGGTTTTGTGCAGTGGAAATACATCGCAGACCCTACAGAAGCTTTATACAACACTACGTTAGATATAGCTAATCAAGAAGAAGATTTTAACCCTACGGATGCACTCATCAATCCTTCTGTTGATTTAGCATGGAATGAACAAGAGCAACCTCAATTAGTGTCCTTAATGTTGATGTTCAAAGGGATAGAGGTAAGAGAGACAGCACTGATACAGTGGGTTATGCAGCAGCACCAATACAGTAATAGGCAATAGTAAAGCGGATTTTAACTATAAAAAGATATAATGCCGTACACACAAAAACAAATGGCTGACCAAGTGCTTCTTAATATCTCTGGAGGGCAACCTACAGAGGATTTTGACGTACAAATAGAGGATATAATTATCTATATAGCTAATTTGATCCCTGCGGTTGTATTAGAGGATAGCAGAAGAAGAAGGCAAGAGGATCGACAAGACCGGGTTGGAACTTCTGGGATTGATGGGTCTTTCTTAATAACAGAATTTTTAAAGGTAGAAACAGATAGTAACGTAGGCTTAAAGTTTGCAAGATTTATCAAAAAACCTTTATTGATGGATAAGATCTATGGTATTGCAGAGGTTGGACCAAAAAAGCCAACAGCAGACAGAGGAGATAGGCCATTTGTAAAACTAGCAAGTAGGTATGATGGCGTAGGATTAAGTCACTTAATGGCAGAAGAAACACGTTGGTTTTACGAGAATGACCAGGGAGTGCAAAAGATATACTTTAAAGGCATATCTCATGCGGTAGAAGAGATTAGGGTGTCTTACGTACCTTCTTACGAGGACTTGGATGCTGACGAAATAGTGCCATTGCCTTCTGGTTTAGAAATTGATGTTGTTAATAGAGCAACCGTATTCTTTCAGCAAGAAGCTGATCGACCTGCTGATGGACTAAATAACCATAATGATGATAGAATCAGATAATAACAATGCGTTTGTGTCTATGGACGAGACAGTTCGGTTAATCTGTAGCTATCTTGGAGATGACCAAGCGAGTAAACTCTATGTTAAGGTTACTCGCTTTTTAGGTTTAGCTCTTGATGACCTAAGCCTAAAGGTGTTGCCTAATATAAAGTCTGCCTTGCTCAAGATAAATGACAACTTCACAGTGGACCTTCCAAAAGACTTCTGGAAGATAAGTAAAGTAGGAGTGTGCTGCGGCAGAGAGATAAGATTATTAGGTCGCAATCACGACCTATGCAAGGCAGCATTTCCAAAAGACCCTCCTATCCAATGTTGCACTTGCGACAAAGAGGAAGGCAGCGAAGAAACAGCGAGTGACACAGACAATTGCTGCCCAGCGTGTACGTTCCATAACTTTAGTGGACACTCTGGCAGCTATCTAAATGAATATCCTACTTATTTGTATGGGTATCAACCTAAGAATCAATTTATAGGCGGCACTTATGATGTAGATAACCAAAATGGTCGACTAATACTTGGCGCTGGATGCGATGTGGCAGTAGACAAAGAATTGGTAGTAGAGTATAGTGCTACCTTGACAACAAAAGATTATGCTTTAATACCAAGAGAAGCAAGAACTACTTTAATGCATAAAGTAGCCTCTCAAATAGGAACCAATAAGCAATTTGACCTACGAGCCTTTAAGAGAGAGTATTATGAATTGAAAAGGAATTACGACAGATATAGCTTAAAGGATTGGCATGCAGCAATAAGGAGAGGTTACAAATCATCACCAGAACGGTAAAACATGGCCCAACAAGAATATGCACCAAATGTGCCTTTAAGAATGATGGATGGGGATAGTGACTTAACACTTGTGGACCCTCAAGACTACAGGTATGCACTAAATATCCGCAATGGGTATGGGAGTATAGCTGGTACGTGTACTGCGGTAAAGGGAAATGAAGAAGTGTTGTATCAACTTCCTTTTGGAAACAACACATGTATAGGTACGGCAGAAGATGACAGGTGCAAAACAGTCGTTTACTTTGTTTATAATAACACAGGGGAGCACACGATACTGAGGTATTACCCTAATAATGTAGGTCTTAATCCAAATGGAGAAATACAGTTAATTGCCCAAGGCAGCATACTGAACTTCAAAAAAGAATGGAAAATAAACCATGCCTTTTTGATTGACTTAAAGTATTTGTATTGGACAGATGCTTACACAGAAAAAGGTACTATAGAAGGCAATCCTCCTAGGAAAATCAACATAGAAAAGGCTAATGTCACGAACAGAAGTTTATGTTATGAACTACAAACAGACATTGCTGCAAGTTTTTTAAATACAGTCCCTCCAAGCGGAATAAATTTCACAGTGAGGGATGAAGATGTTTCTTCTAATCTACTTATAACTGCTGCGGAGTTGCTTCCGTTCCAGAATGACCCAGATGGTTTTTTGGAGTTTGTGAGCGACAAATTAAACCTTTTGCTGTCCTCTTGGTTTGTCACTATAGAGTTTTGTGAATGCAAGTTGGTTCTATGTACCGACCCAAGGTATGGGAAAACAGTGGAATTAGTGTTGTTTTCTGCGGATGCAATAGAGAATGATATGCTTTTGGTACCAACAGACCATTACCCAATAAGCTACGGAACAGGGTCGGTAAAGTACTTTCTGGAGGAGCAGCATATCAGCTTAATAAAAAGGCCACCTCAGTGCGAGCCTACGGTGAGGTACACGTTAGACGATTTAACAAAATCGAACAATGTAAACAATGAAATGTTCCAATTTCGAGTTAGATGGTGGTATGACGATGGCGAAAAAAGTGCTTGGTCTGCCATATCTGTGTTTCCTGTTCCTTTAGACCTGGATGGAAATTTCGTAGGAACTCAAAACGCAATAATTGTAACCTACACTCAAGGTATATTAAATCAAGTATCTTGGCGATGTGTCTTGTCAAGGGTAGAGATAGCTTTTAGAATTGGGACCCAAGGGGCCTTCAGTACAATAGATTGGCTTGAGTTGTGTGAAATAGGAATAAGAAGCAACGAATTGACATTTTTTAACGACAGACTTTATGCAATAGTTGAAAGTGATGATTTATCGTCAGACCCATCAATACAGTCAATAAAACATTTTGACAACGTTCCTAGGCTAACAGGGAACATGGAGTTTGTGTCAAACCGAGAAGGAAAGGGTAGGGTATTTACAGGTGCAAACTTAGAGAACTACGATATAGAGAAATGCATAGACTTGTCAATAAACCTAGATCCTCTTTATGAAGATGGCTGTTTAGTTACAATAAAAGGAACAGTGGTTATTGACACCACAGGCTTGCCTAATCAGCAGATATGGTCTGGGGTTAATAGTAATAATTCCGGCTATCTTGATGATGGGGTAATATGGACAGAATTTACCTTGTACGATCCAGTAACCACTAGAGTTATCGGAGGGTACAACCTTAACACTGACCCTACTGAGCAACTACCAGGCTTTGTTGTTTATTTAGCTGGGACAGATTACTTTGGAACCAGTAAAAACAACATAATAGTTCCAAATATAGATAGGGATGGCTCTTTTGAAATAAAAGATGTACCAAGGGGCAAGTATATACTACGTGTAGCCAGTTTTAACGTATGCAAAGATGACTCAAGGGGTACCATCCATAACATAGCGAATGGTAAAGCCTATCAAAGAACGTCTGCCCCTGTTCTTAATTGCGCTGGCAGCCTCGCTGCATCTGGAGTACCATACGAAAGGGTCATAGACATAACAGGAGCTACACTTGTCTTTGATCTTGATACAGAAGTAGGGTATGGACCAATTTTAATAGCGAATATAAATTGGTTTCAAGTGCCAATCAACGTTCCTACCACTACTGGTATGGACCACAGAGGGGGGATGCAAGGTTATTTGTTGGATAACGAGGCAAACCCCACTAGCAAAGCAGACAGGCAAGCAGCAATAGCACAAGAACGGCAGAAGATCTTTCTTGAAGTACAGACAGGGGTATTTTTGGGAGGTGCCACAACTTGGCAAAACCAAATACTAGAAACTGACCATAATGGTTATTTCTATTTTGTTTGGGATTTTACAAACCATGATAGCATAGTGTACCCTTTGCCTAATAGGTTTAGGCAATGGGCACCAACTGTTCCTGATGTATGCAACTCTCCATTATTTAGGACACTAACAGTTCCATCTGGACCCACAACAAAGTACTCTGGTGACATGTACACCACAGGGTATGATGGATTGTGGGACGCTCCAAGCTACCCTGAGCTTCAGGTAACTTATGCAGCTAATGGCGAAATCCACAGTGCACAAAATACTGCTGAAACTTGGCTAATGTTCAACAAGGATTTTGAATTTACCGATAACAACAAAACAACGGCCCAAGGATCTATACTTGAAGGTACTGGTATTGGGGTAAATAGGACCTTAATTAACATTGAAAGAAATGGTCGGCAAGAAGAAACAGACGCAAATGGCAATTATGCTATCGCTGTATATTGCCCTTGGGATAAATTCGTAAGAGATGACGATACACTGTTCCCTCAATATCTATTAGACAAGTGTGCAGATTTCCCCCCAAACCCAATTAGTCATTTATTGGACATAGATAGTTTCTGCGCCCCATATACCGCTATCGTTCCTTATGAAGTTCCTGACTTTATCTATGGGTTTAACGGGGCCCTGACAATAGAAGAGAAGTACCTTAAAGCTGGTGGGACATACAGAACAGGTGTTGTTTATGAGGATGTGTATAATAGAAAATCGACAGTCGTAGAAGGCAACACATTAAGAATACCATTCCACACAGAAAGAGGGTTTTACGGGAAAAGTTATACGTCTTGGCAGTTAGATGGAACTCCCCCTATTTGGGCACATCATTATCGATTAGTAAGAACAAAAGACAGCTTTTACAGAAGGTATCTTCAATTAAAAATAAATGACATTGATTACGTTATTTACGATGCAGTCACTTCCCCTCCAATATCAACGCCATATAGTAGTGCAAACTTTACACATATACATTTAAAGGTTTCAAGTATATTTAGCGACCTCCAAGAGGATGACGCAGCTATATGGTTTTTTAGAAACGAAAGCGACAATGAGTTTTCTGCGGAAATAAGAGATCGGGTTCGATTTATTCTTGACGAAGCAGACGAATTAGTAGCTACTGATAAGATATTAGACTTTGAGATACAAGGAAAGTATATAGATGTTGACTCTGAATACTGGATTATATTAGATGGAGTGGAGTTGTTTCGAGAGATATTGCCTGGTTGGATGGTAGAGATGTACTCCCCAAAAAGGACAGAGGAGATTCTTTTTTATGAAATAGGTGAATGTCACGACATTATAGACCCTTATACGCCAGGCAGAAGGCATAGTGGTCCTGTGCAGAACCAAACAGGAGGGCAACCAGCAAAAGGGTTTTTAGTTGGAGGAGATACGTTTTGGAGGAAGAGACTTTTTAGCGTCCAAGAAGGGTCTGTATATAACGTACTGGTAGAGAATGCCAGCATGTCCGACAGGTTTGACAGTATGAACGAGGATATAGGCAGACCAAACGTTAGGGATGATGACTTTGGAGAAAGATTTTACTACAACAAAATAACATTTAGTGATATATTTGTACCAGGGACAAGCAAAAATGGCCTATCGTCTTTTATAGCATCTGACCAACAGTTCTTAGACGCTAGGTTAGGGATAATAAAAAAACTTGCTTATGTAGGCGAAGTTTTGTTGTCGATTTGCGAGTTTAAAATACAGCCATTCTATGTAGGCAAGGACAATGTGCTTAGTTTGTCCGGAAGAGAGCAGATTGGGCGGTCTGACCGAACTATGAACATGGCCAATGAGTTAATACAAGACTGGGGCACCCAGCACCCTTCTTCTATTGCCACAGATGGTAAGTATGCATACGGGTTTGACGCAAGGCAGGGAATAGCTTGGAGGTATGCAACAAACGGCCTAACTGAAATAAGCGAATACAAGCAAGTGTTAGAATTTAATGCTTTAGGGAAAGATTTTATAGCAATAAGTCCTAAGAATAACGATGTTTTAGGTATATTTGACAGGGAATTTAAGTGTTACCTGATAACTTTTCCAGATATTACAGGAAGGCCAGCAGCAACAATAAGTTTTGATGAACCTAAAAATGGGTGGAATACATACCTTTCTCATATCCCAGAATACTATGGGATAGTAGGGCAAAAATTGGTATCTTTTCAAGATGGAGCCTTGTGGGTTCACGAAAGCGACAACGTGCCAAGGAGTAACTTCTATGGAGTTCAATACTCCTCGGAAGTGGACGTTGTAGCCAATAGATACCCAAGGGCTACAAAAATGTATTTCAATATAGATATTCAGAGCGACAAGCAATTTCATTGCCCAAGTATAACAATTGAACCTAATAATCCGTATGCTATTGGTATGAGAAGTGAGCTTCTACCTAATAGGTTCTCTAATTACGAAGGACATTGGCATGCCGACTTCTTGAGAGATAAGAACGACACAGAAAAGAGATTTAGGGATATTGTAAATCTTGCAGAGAGAGAGGCAACAGCACTTCTCAGGGGCCGACCATTAAGGGGTGAGTCTATGGTGGTTAAGTTAAAGCTAACCAATGAGGGGGAAGATTTTATTTTAAAACGAATTGACATAAAATTTTCTATGTCAGAAGAAACCAAGAAATAACTATGTGGCAAGCAATTGGAAGTATCGTAAAAATAGGCATGGGTGTTGCTCAAACAATAGAGGGCACAGCAGGTTTAGCAGGTCTACAGAGGCCTAAGTATGAAATACCAAAAGAGATAGGGGAAATGACAGGGCTATCTCGAATGGAGTATGCCGACCCCACAATGCCTGGGGAGCAAGCAGAGAGGGATAGGATTGCTCAATCCGCAGCAACAGCAAGCTATCAAGCTTCTGCTGCTGGCAATCCGTTTGCAGCAATTGCAGCAATCCAAGGGAACCAACAAGCAGCAAGTCAAGACTTGACCACAAAATCAGCCATGTACAATAGACAAGATCTGGAGTCATATAAACGTGCGCTTCAAGTGTCAGCAGGGTATAAAGATACAAAGTTTCAAATGAACGAATTTGCGCCTTATGCAGAAAAAGCACAAGAATACAGAGACATGATAGGTGCTGGGTCTAAGAATATGTACGGAAGCATAACAGAGCTTGGAGGGATTGCAGACGCTTACATGGGAGCCGATGTGAAGGGGTCTAGCGCAAAGACTACAAACACAGGTTCAGTTTACAATAAATACAATAAGCCACAAAAAAAGAGTTCCAATCCACAAGGAGGTGGATACGCCAAGGCTACCTGGAATGAAGAATTAGGGGAATACGTTTATTAAAACAATAAAGCTATGCCAGTAGGAGGTCAACAGGGAAATGTATATAAAACAAGAGAGGGTTTTGGGAAAGCGTTTATATTGCCTACCCAAAACACCTATGCTCAAGCTAATGCGGTAGCACAAAAAAACCTTGCTAAGAAAAAGCCAAAGCTCAACAGGAACGAAATCACAAAAGGGATTAGAGATGGGAAGGCAGAATGGTGGATTTCTCACAATAAAGAATTATCTGACGAGTTCAATGGACTCTTAGATTATGCTGCTGACATAATGGAAGCTGGTGCTGATCCAACAAAAGGGTCAGACAAAGCATCTGGAGACTGGCAAAAGAAATGGGCAGACCTAAATAATAAGGCCGAAAAGTCAATGCAGGTGAAAAATTCTTTTGAAAAAGGCAAGGCTATTATAGACAAGGACAAAAAAAGTAAGCTTGACGATGCGTTTATAGAGAAATTTAATGATTATCATGGAAGGCCCTTGGCAGATTTAATGGAAAAGGGAGATCTGCCTCCAGATTTGCGTTACAAGCCAGACCCGTATGCATACACTGATGCGCTAGAAAAAGATGCTAAAGCATTAAGAGAAACCAATCCGGAACTACCTCCAGAAGATATAAAGAAACACGTGGCATCAATGCTTGCAGACCCAACCAAGGGCCAGCACATTAGGGACATTCACCAGCCAGTTTATGACGCAATGACCGACATTGAAAAGGCGGATGCAGATGCAATGGCCAATCAATTAGGATTTAGTGATTATGTTGAACATGTGCTTTATAGGGACTACGAAGCATTACTAGGGGTTGAGCCGTTAGATTATGATGAAATAATCAAAAACACTATGCCTGGGACACATACAGAAAAATCGTCTTACGAAAGTATGGATAACGTAACAACGGGAAAAGTAGACAAGGCTATTCCAACAGAAAACGCAGAAACTAGGGCAAAGAAAGCCCTAGAAACATATCCACAAATGCTTGAATATCTGAAAGACAAGGGGCTTGCTACTGATATGAAGTCAGCGATAAAGTATGTCGCAGAAGATTACCAATCAAGAGCAACAACAGAGCACTCAACCTCCACAAGTAGACTGAAGGACGAGGATACACATGGGTACGGAAGGAAGAAAGTAGAGAAGAATGCAAAGTTCTACGACCAAGCCATTAGGTTGGCTGTAACCAGCACACCTACTCTTGGCGCACTAACAGAAGAAGAGCAAATGATAGGCAGAAGAGCTGCGGCAGCCTACGCTCATGGAACGGGAAGCTTCCCTGGTGGAGGTAAAATCGTAGCCACTACAAAAGAAGGGAAAGAGACAGGTGGGCAAGTGATTAAGAAATCAGGGGAGAAAGGTGCTAAAGAAGTAGGATGGAAAGGGGCAGGTTTTCCATTGGACCCTACAACGCAACTATTTGAAGTGTTTTACGAAGGAGAAGAGGTTAGCGAAACTACAACCGTAGGCAACAAAAGGGTAACGACTAAGAAAAGACCCATAAAAAGTAAGGTTTACAGCTTAGACCCTAATAGCCCAGATGTTTTAAAAGAAGGGGAAACGTATGGCTGGCATGGTGAAGCGTTTAAGAAATCAGGAAAGCTGTTCACAGAGGTTTACGATGAGGCCATATTAAACCACAGAAACCAGGTAGAGCAACGAAAAAGGAGAGAGGAGTTAGATAAAAAACTAAAGAGAAAAAAGCAAAGGGAACAAAAAGCTGCGAAATCAAAAGAAATAGAAGAAAATAAAGGATCAGGTGGTGGAGCGGATGATTTATAAAAAAACATAGTAATGGCAGGACCAAAAGAATCTAGGGCTAAATTACTTCTTTTACTAAAAAAAGAAGGGTACATAAATGAAGATACAACAGAAGATACATTTAACACATCTATGGATGATGCCGAATACAGGCACATGCTATGGAATGACTTGTCAGAAGATAAAATGTACACCAAAACTATAGATGATTTTGCTTCTCAGTTTGCTGGGGACTTAGCTTCTCAGTTAAAAAAAAAAGAAAAGGCTATTTCGCCAGATTCCGAAACTGGCTTGCCAAAGCCATCCACGCTTTCGCAAGAGCAATCTCAGAAGAAGAGAATTTCTGAAAAATTCAGTGTCGAAGAACCACCAGATCTTGACAAATACATTGAGAAGTTTACCAAGGAGAATCCAGATTACATATCTAGCAATCCAGCCATAGCTCAAGCCATTGAGTCTGGAGGAACTACAGAGAGAGATGTTTACTTGAATCTATATTACACTGACTTGTCACTTAAAAGTGAGTGGGATGATGACCCTGTGTACAAATACCCAACAGGCATGGATACTAAGATCAAGGAGATGGAAGATCAGAGGGATGCTGAAGCAAAGGTTCGAGACAAAAGATTGGCTTCTGGTAGCTTAGACAAACAAACTCATGCCGCATTAAGCAATAAAAGCGAAGAGTTTTACGAAGGAGAAATAGGGGGCTTAAAGCAAAAAAAACACAATTACATATCGTCTAATTTCAGCGAAAGCTCTCCCGATAAGTTTAAAACCTACCTGGACGAGTACATAAAAGACGAGATAGCAGTCAAGCCAAAAGAAGAAGTCGAGGTACCAGTTAGAGAGTTAGATGTAAGAAACAAATCTGCATGGCAAATATTAGAGCGAAAAGCTGCTAAGGGAACCCCTAGTGCTGAAGAAAAAGACCTCCCTACTCAAGAAGCTTTAGAGGATATTGAACTTGAAAAAAGAGATGAAGCAAGAGAACTTTTAGAGATTGAGACTTTATACAAAAACTCTCCTAACTACAAAAAGCTGTCAGACGAGGATCGTCATATTCTTCACCATGAAAAAAAAGCTGCAAAAAAATTCTTAAAAGTATATTCAGACGAACAGATAGCGGCAACATTAGACGAACTAGGTCTTGCTGGGACAGAGCGAGCAGAAACAAGAACTTATCTGCTACAAAAGGCTAGAAACGAACCTTTAGTTAGGGATGCCAAAATAAGGACTCGACAAGTTGCCAATGAGCTTGGAATTGACACCCCAGAGCAGGTAATGTCAGCCTACCAAAAAGAAACTTCTGACGTTCTCGAAAGGTACAATAAGCAAGTTGCCGACAAAGTTGATGACATGAAAGTCGCTGGCAAAGAGATGGACGATCAGCATAAAAAGGAAGTTGAAGCATACCACTCATCTGCGAAGAATCAGCTTACTGAATTTCAAGAAGAACTTCAAGGCATGGTTGCTTCTGGCCAAATGGATGCACAAAAAGCTAACGATCTATTTGACCAAAGGCAAACTTTCTTACAGTCAAAAGGCGTTGAGCTATACAAGGCATTTGTAAAAAGAAGAACCAAGTACCAGAGTAATCAAATGACACAAATGGAACGCTTGGGTTTAACTAAGACTGGGATACTTGCAGATGTGGAGAAACTAAAATCTAAGTACAATATAAAAGGAAAGGGCTTCACAAAAGAGTACATGAACGAGTACCAAGCTGTATGGCAAACGGTAGTTGGGGAAGAGGAGTACAAAAACAGGGTTAAGAAAGATTTAGAATGGGACAACATGGAATTTTCTCGCAAAATAGCCGTTTCGTTAAAAAAGGGGGCAAGTAGTTTGCTAGAAAGTGCTGGTCTTGGGGTAAAGTGGTTTGCACCTGGCTTAGATTTTCCAGACTTGATAATTGAAGATATTGCCGACTTTAGAGAGGGTGCTGCAACAAAAGATTATACAGGATATACTCTTTTAGAAAAAATAGCCTCCCCAGAATTTTTGATGACTACAGCTTTGGAGCAATTGCCAATAATGGCCCCTATGATGGGTGCTTCTGCTGCTGCATTTAAAGCTTCTACTGGGTTGATGGCTAAGTTTGGGGGTATTTCTGCTAAGACTAGAATATTTGCTGCGTCATTAGCAGGGGGTGCTTCTTCACGCTTTGTCGAATCCAGGATGGAAGAGTGGAATGTAGTGCAGAATAAACTAACTTCGGGGGCAACCTGGGAAGAAGCGTATGAGTCTGGCAGAACCGTAAGAAACAAAAACTTAGCTTTGATGGCGTTTGATAGCTTTCAGACCTATATAGCATTTGGTAAAAAACCTGTACAGTTAATAACTTCAAAAGGGTTTAAGAAGTCTACCACAATGCAATCTATCATGGGCATAGGTAAAGACCTAGGGTTGACATTTGCTTCCGGCGCCTCTGAAGAATTACTTCAAGAATACTGGTCAGCCTTAGAGTTTAACCCAATGCTAGAATTAAGTGCGTTTGCCATGTCGGAAGAAGGAAAAGAAATAATGGCAATAGGAGGCTTAATGGAGATGGGCTTTGCGCTAAATGGCGCACTAAACCACAGGAGTGGCTTGTCATCCGTAAACGATAGGTTTACAAGTTTCTTTGATGACATGAAAGTTGATGAGGTAGGCTTGGGAGACATGGAAAACAGAAGCCAACAATTAATACATACTTTAGAGCATCTAAAGGCAAGGGAGATGCTTGAGCCAGAAGAGTACACTCAAGCTATGAATGCAATAAATCAAACGGTTGAAAACTTCAAAAAGTCTTTCAATGGAGATTTACCCTTTAGCTGGAAAGATGATCGATTAAAAAAGTATGCAGCTTTCAGTGGAGAGGCAGAAGCCATAAGAGTTAAAGCAGAAGCTTTGCCAAAAAGTAAAAAGCATGAAAAGGAGATATTAGAAAACAGGGCCAAAGCTCTGGATAAAGAGGTTGACAGGCTATTTGCAGAACCAGATGGTTATTCTTATGCTATCGATGGAGTACCTATGTCCAAGAGTGAATTTGAGTCAATCGTAAATAACCCTAAGAACCTTTCGCAATTAGAGGGCCACAGAATTGATACGGATGATGTAGAATTAAGGGCCAAGTTAATTGGGGAGAGTGGCCTTGCTTCTGAGAGAATAAAGACTATTGAAACAGCCAAAACCTTTGTTGAGGAGAACTCTGAGGGAATGGGAGTAGATTACGCTATTCAGTTAGCTGAAAAGCAAGCAGAAAAGCAAAAAGAGGTTGTATCGGAATTAGAAGGGGCTAAGGATAGTGAGTACAGAGAAGCTGTTCAAAAAGAAAGGGAAATAGATGCATTGTTGCAAGGGTTAGGGGCTTTGAAGGCAGAAGAAAAGGCTACTGTAAGCCAAGCGGTTGAGGAAAAGGAGTCCCAGCTTCTTGACGCAGCAACAGATCATTTAAGCAAAGAAAGAGTAAAGGTTCGCAGTGTTGAGAATATCGAGAAATCTGTCTCGGAATTAGAGGGCAAAAATGAGTCGGTTATTGGGGAGGTATTTGATATGGAGGCTAAAATGCTTTTAGATATAAGCAAAGGGGAGTTAATTGAAGAAGTCGATGGAAACCCCACAAAAGAATATTTAGATGCCAAGGTAGCTATAGCTAAGAAGAAGCAAGAAGTGCGAGCTAACAACGAAACCATCCAAGGCTTAAATATAATGGCCAGAGAAGAAGCGTTCAAAAAAGCTGCAGCTCCATTAGAGGTTGACGAAGCTACTGAAGTGGTAGAGGCTAAGGAAGAGGGTAAAAAAGAGGAAGATTTCGACAGCAAGGATCAAGCAGAATTTGAAGCAGAAAGAAAAGAGATGAGAGGCAGAAAGCCAACCAGCGAAGAGTTTTTTAATCTTGTTAATAGATTGCCAGATGGTACTGTGATAAAAGGAGAAGAAGATGACACAAGGGTTGTTGTAAAAAAACAAAAAACAAAAAAAGGCACTGAGAACGTGTGGCTTGAAAGCCAACTTAAAAATGAAGAAACAGGGGAGTGGGAGGTAATGGATGTAGGCAACTCGTCAAAAAAAGCAGATGGTAGCTTTCCTAAGCATAAAATACCTGGGACATTTACAGACGAAAGCTTAACATTTGAAAAGCCTGCCAAAGAAAAAACTGTACCCGAAGGTAAAAAAGAAGAAGGTAAGAAAGAGCTAGAACAAAAAGCTGCCAAGGAAAAAACGGTGCCCGAAGCGAAGTACCCTATGGAGGAGAAGGGTAAATGGTGGGGAGATGAGGACTACAAATCAAGAGGTGGAGTTATGACCGAAA